ATATACCCGAATCCGAACTTCAAAGATCTGTTGAAGATAGATGGGATACTGAGCCGAAAGTTTTGAGAAGACCTTGACATTTAACTACGAATAAGGTATAATATAAATATGAAAGAAGATAAAGAAACCACTGGAATAATGTCGGATGAAGAATGGGCGAGGGTTCAAGGAATGGGTCACAACGAATTTCAAAAACCTACCAAATTCAAAGACTTTTTCGATGATGCAGATAAGAAATTAAAGGAACGAAAAAATAATGAAAACATTTAAGGAAGTGTCGGTTGAGATAGATGAGGCCGCAGGAATGTCTGATGCACAACTTGCCACATTAAAGAAAGAATATGGTAAGATTGATAAGATTAATCCTTCTTCACCTGCATATAAGAAAATGAAGAAGAAACTCGAATCGTTACCTGACAATGTACTCCAACAGATAAAAGATGCTGAGATTAAGTTTCTTAGATGGGATGCAGACACAATACTTAAAGGAAGAAAAAAGAAATGAAAACATTTAAAGAATTAACAGAGTCAATATCTGGTAAGATCCCATTTGAAGATGTCGCAAAGACTATAAGTCATTCGAATAAACCGGCACTTGGTGCATTCTCTGATGGTATTGCTGTAATAGAGCAAAAATTAGCGAAGAAATGGCAAGTAGTATTTAAGGCTGATAATGCTGATAATAACGAATTTGGTAAAGGTATGAAGAATGGTGATGTTCTAGTGAGACTTGAAACCCCTCTATCCAAACCCAATTCATTTGAACATAGAACTATTGCAATTATTAATGTACTAAAGGGTACTATTAAATTTGCTGATATGGAAAAATATGAAGGTGATGGTACAGTAAAATGGGAACGTGGATTGAAATTTAAATTCTTAAATATTCATGATTCCGAACTTGGATATTTTGGAATCTATTAAATAATATTTGACATTTAATAAGTGTTTTGATATAATATGAGGTAGATACATTATTAATTAGAAAGGTGAATTTATTAAAAAATTAATAAATAGTTATAAAACACCACTCAGGTATCCGGGTGGTAAATCAAAGGCAATGAAGTATCTGTTTCATGATACCAAACTTCCTTCCAATATACAGGAAATTACCCAGTACCGAGATGCTTTCGGTGGTGGGGGTTCTCCTGCCTTGGCATTTGCACGTTTATTCCCAAATATTCCCATTCATATAAATGACAAGTACCAGAGTTTATATTATTTCTGGATTACTTTGCAGAGTGATACCGAACAATTGGCCAATATTTTAAAGAAAAAGAAGGAATCAATCGGCGATGATGTGGATAAGAGTCGTGAATTTTTCCAGGAAATCAGAGCAGAGATAGGAGATCAGACAGACCCATTTGAGGTTGGATGGAGGTGGTATGCCATGAATAGAATGTCTTTCTCTGGTTTAACTGAAAAGGGTACTATGTCCACGTGGGCCATGAGAGATTGTTTCAACTTTAGGGCAATAGAATCTCTGATGACTTATGGAAAAATTATCAAGAACTGGAAAATAACGAACCTAGATTATTCTGAATTGATTGATGATGATCCAAATGTATTTCTATTTCTAGATCCACCATATGATATCAAGGATGCTTTATATGGGAAGGATGGAGATATGCACAAAGGATTTGATCACAGAGAATTCTATGAAAAGGTATCAAAGTCTGGTAATAAATGTATGATTACATATAATTCCAATCCAACTCTCCGTGAATGGTTTACGGCATGGAATCAGACGGAATGGGATCTTACATATACTATGGTAAGTACTAAAAAATATGGGGAGGATCAAAAGGAAAGGAAAGAATTATTATTGACGAATTATGAGAATAACGTATCAACACTTGATAAATTTTTAAGTTAATTATAAATGGTGAATATATTATGAATGATGTTAAACGTGTTATAAAAGATAATATTGAAGAAATTATTAGAGATATGAATGAAGAATTAATTCTTGATAGAATAATTAGGTATTGGAAAAAGAAAGGGAGTCATAGGACTCTGAATGAGCATCGTGCTACTTATTGGGATGCCAAATCAGCCGCAGAATTCGGAGTTGATATTGGGGTATCATTTGGTAAGATATTTGAATTATATTTACCAGAGAAATTAAAAGAATTGGGGTGTGATGTTGAACCTAAATTTTCGTCTTTTGGTGACATGATTGATGGTGATACTCATTGGGAACTTAAAACTGGACAAGGGGAGTGTATACAAGGTGCGACACATTCACCAAAGGAGCATAAAAAAATGAACCTTATCCAAGTTTTGTGGGATAAGTTTGAAGACAAATCATTGGACGATATACTTAAAGATAGGAAGTTCATATCTTCGATAAATTTTTGTGTTTTTGAGGGTATTGAACCAAAATCTCTAGGAACACCTTCTAAAAACAATTCTCGTACAAGTCTTAAAATTTCAAGAGACTATTACGATGTAGCTGTTGATTCGTGTATCTATGGTCAAATTAAGAAAAATCGAGTATGGTGTGGATTTACTAAAGTAGGAGTATAATTGGAAACTAATAAGATATATCTAGGGGATTGTATAGAACTTGCTAAGACAATCCCTGATGATTTTTTAGATTTGGTAGTAACATCACCACCATATGCAGATACATTAACATATGGGAAGGAGATACCTATATTCCGTCCTGATAATTATGCAGATTGGATATTACCTTTATTTAATGAAACATATAGAGGGATGAAAGACTCTGGTAGCTTTATTTTCAATATAAATGATAAAATTATAGGATCCGAACGATCTATTTATGTGTATGACTTAATATGTAGAGTGGTTAGGGAAACCGGATTCACACTCCATGATAGGTATATCTGGCATAAAAAATCAGGTATGCCGTCTACTGGTGTACGCAGACTTAATGATAGAATGGAATATATATTCCATTTTGTTAAAACTAAAAACAAGTTTAAATCAAATATAGATGATGTTCGTGAACCCTATGCGGATATATCATTAAAGAGGTTCAAGAATGCGATGAATGGACAGGATAAAATTAATCATGACGGTTCTACTGAGTTGACTAAAAGAGGAACTTCTACACCACATCCTAAAGGCACTAAACCAACAACGGTGTTTAGGTTTGATAGTTGTTCTGCTATACGAGGATTAAATCATCCTGCTCCATTCCATCCACAAATTCCAGAAAAATTCATCACTTGGTTGACTGATGTGGGTGATGTGGTACTAGATCCTTTTATGGGTTCTGGAACTACTGCAATAGTGGCTCACGACTTGGATAGGAAATATATAGGGTTTGAGTTAAATGAACTTTATAAAAAAGATGCAGAGGAACGACTTCTGTCAGTATCACCGTTGAATAAATTTTTGAAATAAATGAAAATAATATTTGACAACCACACAGGAGATGTAGTATAATAGTAGTACAGTATCCATTATAACAAAATACTTTGTTATAATTTTTTATTCAACAATGGGGACTTTAACCCAATAGAGGAATTTATGAATTTTATTAATTTTAAACTGAACACAACCTCACCGATTCATTCTGATTTGGTGAACAATTTTAAATTGTTCCATGAGTATCATACACCAAAACAATTAGAAGGATTGCCTGATTGGAAGGATGATTCAAATTATTCAAATCATATGCATATTGATTCTTTTTTAGATGATCTAAATGAATCAATGGAGAATGATGAAAATGTGAAAGATATACTGGAACGTCAACATATTCTCGTTGTACCTATCAGTTATATTTTTTCTTCAGAAGGAAAGAATGGTGGGTACGATAGACCAATTTTTGCTAATACTAGAGGCAAGGAACAATCACTTAAAAACCTAAATCTTAAAAAAGAGGATAATAGTCTTAAAGGTTATGTGTCAACAGATGCCATGGTTTTGTCTGCATTTTTGCGGTATGATGAGAAAGAAAATAGATGGCAATTAGTCAAAGATAAAGGAAACAATAGACTTGTAATGAAACTTCTTGCAAATAGGGGAGAGGATACAGACGTATTGGTTCATGTCAAATTCCATAATATAGATAATAGTATGAAAGAGTGTATTCGGGTTGAAGCTGAATCTCATTCTACCGATGCAGGAGAACGCAGTGGTCAGAATGAAAGACAGAAGTTTTGTTCTGCTTATAAAGCTGGAAGGAAAGATGCAGTAGAGTGTCACGAATTCTTACGGTATATGAACATTTTTTATGGTGATATGGATGCAGGTGAAGGTGAGTTGGAAATAACTTCACTCCAAGGTTTAAAACATGGAATGTCAAATGGATATTTTCAGAAGTATGGAAAGACCGAAAGTGGTGAACTAGGAAAAGAAAATGTAGAGTGGGCACTGAAAACCATCAAGGCAGTTGCAAAAATTACTGGAGAAAAGTCTTTCGGATCATCTCCTTTAGAATCTTTTACACAAATGTATCATTGTTTTTGTAGTTATGGGAAAACCGCAAAATCCGAAATGCCAATATTTTACAAGAAAGAATTGTATGATTTTTTTATAGAATTTTTCAAAGAGAGGAACAAAGTCGTATCTAGTTCTGTATTTGGGAATAAACCTAATGCATTTAAATTGCAAGAGTTGAGTCAAACTGGTGCAATGAAATCTATAACATATATTAGTGCAAGGACATTTTGGCCACTCATAACTGATTATTGGCAAACTACTATTGCTATCCAACCTAATCGTGTACGTCATAATGGTAAACAATCATTTGGAGTGAATTCATTCGCTGTCCAGAAATTCCTCGATCATTGTAAAGACCCATTGGTTAAAAGTCATATTAAAAAGGCGGTTGAAGGGGAAAAATAAATGAAAATAGTATTTGACAACCACACAGAAAATGTAGTATAATAGAGTTTATATATAATGATATTGATGAAATTTATATCATGATACAACGTAAATACAATACAACAACACAATAGGAAATAAAATGGCTTTTAAAGATTTAAGAAAAAATTCACTCTCAAGTTTAACTGCAGAAATTGAAAAACTTGCAGATCGAAATCAATCGTTTAATAACAATGATGATAAATTATGGAGACCTGTTCTAGATAAATCCTCTAACGGATTTGCGGTATTAAGATTTATGGATGCACCAGATGGTGAGGATCTTCCGTGGGTTCGTATCTGGGACCACGGGTTCAAAGGACCAAGTGGTAAATGGTATATAGAGAATTCGCTTTCGACTTTAAATCAGAAAGATCCTCTCGGGGAATATAATTCTAAACTTTGGAATTCTGGTATAGAATCTGATAAGGAAATTGCACGTAAACAAAAACGTCGACTCAATTATTACTCTAATGTATATATCGAATCCGATCCACAAAATCCAGAAAATGAAGGTAAGGTTTTTCTTTTCAGATATGGTAAGAAAATCTTTGATAAACTCTCAGAGGCAATGGAACCTCAGTTCGAAGATGAAACACCGATTAACCCTTTTGATCTCTGGAAAGGTGCTTCTTTTAAATTGAAAATTCGTATGGTTGAGGGTTACTGGAATTATGATAAATCCGTATTCTCGGAACCATCACAATTCAAGGCATCTGATGATGAAATGGAATCAATCTGGAAACAGTGTCATTCCTTAGCGGAATTAGTTGCTCCAGATAAGTTCAAATCATATGATGAACTTCAAACTAAACTTAATGATGTATTAGGAACAACAATGCCAGAAACACAAACATCACAACCCCAAGTTCAAGAATCAATTCCTGAACAAAAAGAACCAGTTGTTGAATCAGGCGATGCAATGTCTTATTTCGAAAAGTTAGCTAACTCTTAACAATTTTATTCTGGTACCATTACGGCACTTTTATTTAAACTCATTGAAGTTATATCAGTGTCGAATGGTACCTCTTTTTTAATTGTTGTATTATTAACTGTTGGTGATGAAACTATATTTGTCGAAGATGGTTTCTTTCCCCAATTACCAGATCCCTGTGATATTTTATTATCCATTCCTTTTTGAAGAGCTCCTGATACCATTTCATTCTTTCTGAGAACTGAATTTTCATTTGGTTTAATGGGCTCCAAATCGTTTGCACCAATCAATTGTTTTTTAGAATTCATAATACCAAGAATGCCTTTCTTAGTTTTATCACTCCAATCGTCAAATGCTAAAACCTTCTCAAGTGTTCCGTAGTCAAGTTTTTGTAATGCATGCCAATTCTTTATTGAAGACTCCCCCCAAAATGGAACGAAATCGATAATACCAGCACGATCTAAATCTGCAACTACATTACCCGGTGTTTTCTTTTTCTGATCAGACCCCTTGACTAAATCATCCAATTCCTTATGTTCATCAAACGCAAGAGCTACCTTTTTATCAGCTGCGATAGATTTTAATCCAAGATGTTCCACATTCATATCAGCAACTGCCAATTTATCTTCTGCTGACGCTTTCAGTGTTGCTACCTCATCTGGTGTTGCGACACGAGCACCAGCCTTTAATATTCTTTTTTCTGCTTCTGGTACATTATGCCTTCCATTATCTGTAATCCGCAATATTGACTGACTACCATCAGGAAAAATACCCACGGCTGTCGCAGTTTTTAAATCACTTAAATCAGAGGATGCTTCTTGTTGCCTATCAATTGCCTCCATATGTTGATATTCCGCTTCATTAGCATCCGATTCCGCTTCTTTAAGTTTTTGACCAGCTTCATCTCTGTTACCTCTATTGTCGCGTTCTTCATGAGTATCACCACCAAAGAAAGAAGATACAGCATCATACATACCTTTTGGCAATAATGCTCTAGCGATCATAGGATATAAGTTCATAGGGTTGAAGAATGATATAACCTCTTTAATAGCATCCCCCACAGCAGAGAACATACCAGATATTTTTGATACAACTTTGGAAAACATTGACTTAACTCCGTCAAACATTTTCCCTACAAATGAGACAATATCATCCCAATATGCGAACACTAATCCACCAACAGCAAGACCTGCTAGGACTGCCCATCCTGCAGGGGTGGTGATTAAAGGTAACAAGAACCTAGAGCCGAGACTCATTAAGAATTTTCCAGCCTTACCAAATTTTGCCATTATATTTTTGAGTATTCCTTTTAGACCACCGGCTTTCGTTTTTGGAGATGGTTTTTTATCGGGGGTTCCGGATGAAAGTCCGCCCATAGCTCTTTCAGCGAGCACTCCCCCAACTCCTTCTGTTACTACATCTTGAATAGTTGACATAATTCCATCAACACCATCTTCAACCACCGATTTATTCTTATCGCTGCTACCAGTATCAGTAGTAAGAACACCACCAATTCCAATTTTAGAACCTGCCCCAGCAGCTTCTTCTGCTGCAGACGTTCTATTGTCAGCTTTAAATTGATTTTTATCTGTTTTTAACTGTTCTACAGATAAATCTCTTATATCTTCGAGTATCGAAGTGAGACCTTCTATACCCTCAACCATATGAGACAATTGAGCTGCTTCAAATCCAAATTTAATTTCAGAGGGTTCTATTTCAAGTTTTTTAAGTTCTACTGCAGTTTTTAATCTATCGGAATTATCTTTTTTAGTAATCAGGGATTCTTTTTCTTTCGCCTCGGCAACCTCGAGTCTTCTCTTTTTTGATATAGCGTAATGACCAGCCTCAGCAGCTTTTTTCATGAGAAATCCCTTTAGCCACGCTTGAGGATCGGCGGATATTTCCATGGCTTTATCTTTTAATTTATTACGTCTTTCCTCCCATAGATCTGCATCCTCTTTTATTTTTTGGAGTTGCTCTTGCTTATCCTTTTCTTTTGATATTTCTAATTTATCTTGATCTATAGCCATGCGAATATCCTATTTTTGAGTCTGACGTTTTTCGTTTTCGGTATTAATATAATTAACTAACATAGCAACGTATATATCTCTTTCCCAAGGTATCATATTTTCAATGTCAGATAAACTATAATTGTGATGTTGCATCATGGCAAAATTAGTTTTAAGATATGAACCTAAATTCGAGTGGGAAAGAGCCATTAGAAAAAAGAATCAAGCCCTTCAAGTTTAACTGTTGATTTAATCTTTGTCTTAGGATTTATCACATCTACAGAAATTCCTATTTTTGGAATATTTTCAAAAAAACTAACAATAAGTTGAAGCTGTTTTTGTGACATCGATTCAACGAATTTGGAAATTTCATCTTTTGAAAAATCCACAGCATCAAAAACCGTATCACCATCATAGATGGATTCAATTAAATCACCAACAACATCAACCGTAGAACCTTCAGTTTTTGTATTAATGCCGGGATATTTTAAAATAATCCCAACGGATTCATCAAGTTTTATAATATTAGAATTCTTCTTTGGTTTTTTACAGGTAATATCATCTAGATTAACTGTCACTTCCGCATAAGTTTCTTTATCGTCTGGGCAAAGTATCTTTATGTCAACAGATTCGCCTATACTCTTAGATCTTAATTTTAAAAATAAATACTCAACATCAAATGCCGGCATCACCTTGGCATCAAGTTTATTGAATGTACAATTTTCTATAATTTGAGATACCGCTAATATTCGTTCCTTTTCTTCTCCCGTTTCGTTAGCTATCATTAATAGTTTTTCTTCCTTAACTAGAAATGAACGAAATTTAATTTTTTTCGAGTTTGATGGTAAAGTCAATTCATATGTTGGTACTTGTAATACTGGTAAAGCCATAATTTTTCCTCACAGATTATTTAGAATTTATTTCCGAATCCCAATGTGTATAATGAAATGTTACCGACAGTTTTTGGAGTGCATTATCGGAACTCCAATCCATTGTCAGAGGTGCAACTGCTTTAGGATAAGCATTATAAAGTTTTACTTTGTATGTCCAATCGTTATCCCCCGTTAACACAGAATCATCCAATGTGTGTTTCAATTGATAGATTTCTATTGTAGTAGAATAATCATTGTAATAGTATGGTTGTCCTGCGGTTTTATTATAGGTTATTTCCATCCAATCATCGAAAAACTTCTTCTGAAACATATCTTCTGAAACATAAAAAGATGCAGATTGTGAGGCATAAGCCAAATCCTTAACGATATCATATGGGAAATCCGTTCCAACAGATGATGTTAAAGGGATACTTGCCACATCTGGTAGAGTCGTAGAATCACAAAGCATATTAACGATGTCCAGATCTCTTGGTGTGAATTTCGAATTAAAATTCGCAGATCCACTGGATGATGTGCCAGATGGTAATATTCTAAATCTGAAATGGGATGAGCGAGCGAAACCCCAGACATGAGTGTTGGAGACAAATTCATCAAGTTTACCCCGTCTTCCTAGCTCTTCCTTTTGCCCGAAAAATTGATCGTATAAATTACCTAGTGTTTCAATTCCACCATAAACCTGAGAACCGATTGAATAACCTTGAGTTAATATTGACATATCTAACCTATCATTTTCCTTGAATCTGAATGAACTTTAGATGCTGTAGCACCTTTAAACCTAGCAGTCGGGAGAAATGTCGCTATTTCCCAAAGATCTGCCGAGAGGAATTTTATTTCTGATTCAACTTTATGTATCAGATAGTGTTTAAAACACGGTTTGAATAATCCCATTTTAGCGGATCCTTTTAAAAAATTATAAGATGCTCGAAACCTAGATGATTCGTCAAATTTCTTATTATTTGTTATCGTCATTAATTGATCGAGAAACTTAGCTCTCAGGGGTATAGGGAGATAATGAAGATTCATACCATAAAATCCTTTGTGAGCTTTTCCGACCATTATGATCAGGGGAAATCTATCATAATACGGAAGAGTTGCTTTATGTTTAGGATCATAAAAATATGTATACATTCTTCCGGGAGCTGGTCGAGTTCTTCTTTCAAGATTTTTATCATTTAAAACATCATCAGATTTAACCCTCATACCTTGTATCTCAGACCTAAACCAATCTCGCGATTGTTTAGTCTGTGCTGGTATTTGCTTTTTATAAGCCTTTGCTTGTAGTCTGTCGAATAATGATTCCATACTACTATTTATATCACTTTATACCAAGATCAATTTCATCGAGGACTCGAAATGTATATCCATATTTTTTACACCAGAGTTCTGCTGCTTCCCATTTAGCTTGGTTCACTACATAGGTTTTAACTTCCTTGATGTATTTAATTTTATTATTTGATTTTCTTGGTCGCTTTCGCTGAGCTCTCGGTTTCACCTCAATAATATATTTTATTATATTACCAGCGGAATCTTTTATCTTCGCATAAAAATCTGTGAAATATCTATGAAACCTATTATCAATTGGAGAGAGATAAGGTATAACAATTTCTTCCGAATTCCATTCAAGCACCGCATCTGTGGTATCAAGGTATCTCATCATCTTGAGTTCCCAAGAACTTCTGTATTGAATATTACCGCGAGCCCCTTTATATTTTGATGCATTAATAAGTCGATATCGACCCTGATAATATTTACTCATTGAAATATTTATATAAATACTAGTAACTAATATAGGAAAGTAATATGGACTTAAACACTAGGGTAACCAATTCCACTACCGAGTCTGGAATTGTAACCGAAGTAAACCGAGGTAACAAGGTACTAAAGAATGCTGTTATCAAAGAAAATACTGCAGGTCGTCTAGGTTCTGTCGGACAAGTTGAACTTCTTAGATTTCCTGATAACGTGACAACTGCTTACCCCACATGGGTTCGGTACGAAATATGGGATTTTATCCCGATGGGCAAGAGTGGTGGGGAGTCTCAGTCAGGCACTTCCCATTTTGGGGTTAATGTGGCTAAATCGAGTAGTAAATCGATAGCATTGGGGTCAAATGCACAGGTAGAAATTACAGAAAATCAATCTTGGAAACAGGAAGCAGCTGGTGGTATCATAGATCAATTGACGGAACAGCTGAAAGCCGCATCATTAAATTTTGATGCAGAAGGTTTACATGGTTTTGATGCAGATTCAATTACAGGTGGAGTCAAAGATGTCATGGCAAAGCAAATATCAAGTGGTGGATTAACTGGTGAAACAATAACAGATAAAATGGCACTTAAATATGATGGCCCAGATGGATCTAGAACTTTTTCTATGAATCATAAGTTTGTTCCTCGTAGCAAAAAGGAATCCAACACAGCCAGAGAGATTTTAAAGTTATTTCGTAAATATTCTTCTCCAAGCGAATCTAACTCTAAGATTGGGGGAGTATCAGAACCATTCTTCACATCATATAAATTCCCATCATTATTCAAAGTCAGTCAGATGGCGGGGACTGAAATCAATCTAAATTACCCAAAGTACGATCTTTGTTATTGTAAATCTGTTAATGTAAAGTATGGGGATGATACAGGTAATACATTCCACGGAGATAATTCTCCAGTATCATTTGAAATTACTCTATCATTTGAAGAAATATCCAAGACTACCCAAGAAACAATAGAAGAGGGATTTTAATTATGTATTTTAGTTCACATCCAACTATAAAATATGGTAATGATAAGGTTATTGATATATTTCACAGATTGGCACTGATTAAACCCAAATTAGATAATGGTGTAATGCTTGAATTATATGATATAAAAGATTCGGAGTCACCGGAAATTCTAGCTTATAATAAGTACGGATCTACTGAATTGCATTGGGTAATATTATTAATTAATAACATAGTCAACGTTTCAAATGATTGGCCAATGAATGTACGAGAATTTAACAAATATGTACAAGAGAAATATACGGAACCAGATAGTACGCATCATTATGAAGATTCTGACGGAGATGTAGTTAGTATTACAACCGAATACCCTGTTACTAATTATACTTATGAAGAACGTATTAATAATGAAAAAAGTAGAATAAAATTATTAAAACCTGAGTATCTTGAATCTTTTGTGGAAGAGTTTAAAGCATTGTTATGATGACTCTATATGACGATTTATCTGGGAATAGTGATTTAGAAGAACCCGGTCAGTTTGATCTTTTTAAAGTTATCATAACAACTAAGGTTGGATATGTTGATATCAAATCTATGGTTGAATCATTTAACCTATATGAATCTATATTCAAAACATTCGTTACAGGCAATATAACATTATTGGATAGAGTGGGGTTTGCTAATACATCAAATATCACGGGTACCGAACCTGTATATATTGAATTTGGAACAAAGGGTTCTACATTCAGAATAAAGTCTTCGTTCATAGTTACAAAGATCAAAGATCAAGAAAAAATTAACGAAAACACCTCGAGATACACATTATCTCTAGTTGCCCCAGAAATGTTAACTGATGCTAGGACTAAAATTTCTAGATCTTTTGATGGTAAGTATTCTGATATGGTTAAGGATATATACACTGACTATTTGAGTTCGGGTAATCCTCTATGGTTAGAAGAAACCGACAATAATAACAGAACAATTATTCCGAATAAATCCCCGGTAGATGCTATTAATATGATAGCACAATTTTCGTTAGCAAAAACTGCGGCTAATGCAAACTTCTTATTCTTTCAAACCACTAAATCATTTCATTTTAGATCCATTTCAGAGATGATCTGGAATGATTCGATTAAACCAGAGGGGTTAACCTTTCGTGTTGAAAAAGAACAGGTATCTCGAGATATACCCATCTCAGAAAAATTTACAAGAGCTATAGGATTTGAAATTAAATCCAATGGAGACATCCTTAGACATACTGCAATAGGTACATACGGTTCTTCATTAATTAAACATAATCTTAGATCAAAAAATTGGAGGAAAGTTGATTTCTCTTTTCATGAGATATTCAAATTTGGCACGGATACAAAATTCATAAAAATAGGTACCAATCCAATCTCACCAGATGGACCAGTAACAGAGGATAAGAAAAATTTATCAGATTTCCCTGAGTCATATGTTAATATGGTATCTGGGTCTGAGGAACATCAATATCAAACATATTATAATAAACCAGAGTTTGAAAAACTCGATTATGAGAATACCATTCTTCAGCGTAAATCTGAAATGAATTCGATGAATTTACAACGAGCGAAATTAACAATTCCGGGAATGTCTGGTCTTCAGGCTGGGGATGTTATTTCTATGTTTGTACCTAAACCCAAGGCTTCTTCGGGATTAAGTGGAGACAGTATAGAAGAGGATAAAACAGTTTCGGGGAAATGGTTAATAGAATCTATTGCACATCAAGTATCAGAAAAATATTATTGTGAATTAATGATAATAAGAGATTCTGTTCCAAATTCACAAAAAGAATATAAGGAATTTAATTATCCAGATTCAACGCCAAAAATAATAGATGTGAGTTCTTCAAACAAATAAAAAAGGGGGTGAATTAACACCCCCAGTATTAAATCCTACAAAATAATTGTTATTATATTGTTGTTATAGGATTCATTGATGTGAAATAGTTATATTTCCATGTTACAGTAAATTCTTCTACTACATCATTTGTGTCATAACCCAGTTCAATTGGAGATATCACAGACGGCCATAACCCAAAGAAATTATAACTTTTCAGTCTTGTTCCATTACGATCAAGTTGATGAACTTCCGCAGAAGATTGATATAATAATGGATTGGTTACATTAGTCGCTTCGAGAAGTGTTCTATCCATTCCATCCATCCATCTTTCAAGGGCGTTACGAATATCAAAATCAGTATCATTAAATACTGTAGTTTCCCAATCGTCATAAGTCCTTTCACCCGCGATTTTTAATATACGACCGCGATATGGAACTGGAACTTCTGCAATAGTTGTGCCTGGAAGCGAGGTAGCTTTACAAAGATATGTAAATTTTCTCGAAGCAGAACCAGCCATTGCAATGGCAGGAAAGTTCATAACAACTTCAAACTGATTAGCTCTTGCGCCACCACCAGTTAAGTTCGATTTAAAAAATTCTATATTAGCCATGATTCTACGCTCCTACTTCTGAGAATGACACACCAGTTCTGGTAGCCACAAACGTTAAAGTGATAAAGTTAATAGAACGAGCTGGTTTGATATAGATATCAGCACGGAATTCATTACGATCAATAACATCACCAGTATTATTGGATGTGTCACAAACCACTTTGAAATCAGTAATACCTCTACGACCTTGAACATCTCGTAGGAAAGGTTCCGTCATCGCAACAAAATTTGAACGTGTAACGTCATCATTGAGTTCGAATAATTGAGCTCTCGAAGCAGTTGAGATAGCTTTCTCAAGTACCATGAAGAGTCTACGAACATTGATACGATCAAATGCAGATGCTTTAGCCTGAGCAGTTTTATCACCCCATAATAATGTTCCCATTCCCGGAAATGTTACTACTGGATTGATACGTGCTTTGTATAAAGTATCTCTTTCATTTTTCTTAGGATTGAAAGCAAGTTTAACAACAGACTTGATATTACCACGACTCATTCCAGCTGGCGAGAACCACGGATCTGCAACATCGTCTGTATTAGCACAAGTACCAGCAAGATCTCCGTTTAATGGAACCCATCGATATACATCATTATATGTATCATACTGGTATTTCCAACCAGAATCAAATACAACATAAGAAGTAGAACTCAATACATCAAAGTACGTTTTAACGTTTGTAGTTTGTGTGTCAGAATTAGCAACACCAACAACATCTTCAAATCTTGGTGAAATAAAGCCGAGACAATCCTTACGAGAGTTACACAAATTAATAACATTTTGTGCATGTACTTGTGTCGCAGTAGTATCTTCTATATCTCCAGGTCCAGCCATAATTAGATTAACATCAACGGTATCAGCATCAGCAAAAAGTTGTAAACCATTATAGAAGTTTGGAAATGCACCATCTGCACCACCGAGTAAAGATGAAGAGTAAGCAATATGATCTGTATTATATGTAACATTCTTAACTGCTCCACCAAATGCTGGTGATATTGTAGGAAAGTCCATGAAATAGATATATTGTGATGAACGGAATAGTACATCTTTATAGAACATTCCTTCGCCTGTCACCGATCTAACATCAGATGATTTAGAACAAACGAAAGTTTCTAGTACAGTTCCAGCAACGCCAGTAATACCACCATCTTCATCAGATACAACGATATATATTTCATCATTTGCACCACCAAGATCAGAAGCATAGTCTGTAGTGCCTGGAGCAGCATCAAATAAGTGAGCATGTACCCAAGCACCAACTTGAGGAACCGCGTCAACATCTTGAACTATCATAGTTCCAACAAACCCAGTTCCAGGTGTTCCTGTCAATGCAGGAGGAATATCAATGGTTAATGGAGTAGTGAATGGATCAACTGAGTTAACAGTGTAATCCGATCCACCAGCAAGTAATGTGACAGAAGTAACTACATTTCCTGCTACAATAACACTGACAGAACCATCTGTACCGCCTGTAATTGGTAAGATATGAGTACCATTGTCGTATCCAGACCCACCAGCAGAAATTGCTACAGATTGGATTTGACCAGAAATAGATCCTGTTGCCGCAGTTCCATCAAATGCCCCAGCAGATGGGCATACGTCTACTTTAAGACTATTTCCCCATGTGCCAGGAGTTTTTGCTGCAAATTCGCCAACAGCTGTTGGTGTAGCATTTTCCCAGATGTCATCATTCTTAATCAATACACCAGTATCACCAGATGCATTGAGTGCTGCAGTTTCGTCAATTGCACGAACTACTTTCAGCGCACCAGAATATTTTAAAAAGTTTGCGGCAGTATACCAAGAAGAAGCATTAAAGTCACTAGGTTTTCCAAAGTAATCTACCAATTGTTTCTCTGAGGAAACTTCAACGATATCGTCAGCTGGACCTTTATTTGCCGCTATTACGATACCACCAATTGATGTTGATACGTTAGGAATTATAGTTGTTAAATCTTTCTCTTGAACCAATACGCCGGGGCTAACTTGAAAAGCCATAGTCTTCTCCCTTTTGGATTAATTTAAATTCTAACAGTCTCCTGTTATTATTAATATTTATAAAATAAGCGTTTCAGTATCGTCTACTATCATTATAAATACGATAAAAGAGGTTCCACACGCGAGTGTCGATTAAATAATATGTAACAATTTAACGAAAGGTGAATATATGAATTTAGGACATTTTTTAATTAAACAACTCAGATTGTATGGTGCGGAACACATATTTGGTATTCCCGGCGATTACACTCTAAATTTTATGAGGGAGATAGAACAAAATCCCGGAATAGAATATGTTGGGGTTTCAAGGGAGGATTCGGCTGGGTATGCTGCAGATGCTTATGGTAGACTTCGTGGATGTGGTGCGGTATGTATTACCTACTCAGTAGGTGCAATGAATATTATGAATGCGGTGGCAGGAGCATATGCAGAGAAATCCCCTATGGTAGTTCTTGTCGGGAAACCGAGTGAAGAAGATCTCAAGATAAACCCCAATCGACATCATACTATCTCTACAGGCAACACGCAAAAAGAGATATTCTCAAATATAACATGCAATGCTTATACCTTAGATTCTGAGGATATGTTTGTCAATATGGCGGTGATTCACCTTGCTCTAAATCAAATGAGAACGCATTCACGACCAGTATATATTGAATTTTCAAATAAAGATATAATGCGAAGCGTCGATCATTATCTCTCTAAGTTCTATGCAGTATATGGTAGGGATGTGCCCTACAACTATAAACCTAAAATTGTAGATCTTCCCTATGAAGGTCTTGATAAATTTGCCCATGCGAAGAATAGAATTCTCATCATTGGTCATGAAGTATTTCGAAATACATTAGAAGATAAAATTCTCGAGTTCTCCAAAAAATTAAATATACCGATTTTTACAACTCTTCTCGGTAAATCAACTATATCAGAATTTGAACCGAATTGTCTTGGTTGTGTTTCTGAATTATATACTGATATCTCTGTTATTGATGAAATAAAAAAATCAGATTGTATTGTGGCACTTGGTATGGTTAATACCGATATAGAATCATTTTCTTTTGATGCTGATATATCTATTAATATGGATGATGGTATTAGATTCAATAACGAACCTATCAAAGAATTTAAAAATTCAAATTCAGGTTTTCTCGAATTGGTTAGCTCTTTTATATCGAAATTTGAAGATATAGAGGCACAAGATCCTTTCGATATTTACCAATTGAATGAGATTGTGGAATCTGCTAAAGTCAAAGCTGAATCATCTGAGGTTTCAAGTCCAATTAAACTTGAATGTGTATTTGATTCGATTGGAAGGATTGTGACTGACGATCACATAATCATATCAGATATAGGGGAATCTCTATTCGGTATGATTGATGTTCCAGTAAATAAGGGACAATTCCTCTGTATGGCATATTATACTTCAATGTCGTTCTCAGTTCCTGGTGCAATTGGTGTCAAATATGCCAAACCAAATAAGAGACCGATTGTTATTGTTGGGGATGGTGCATTCCAAATGACGGGATCTGAATTCTCAACACATATTAGAAATAATTTAAACACTATTATAATTATACTTAACAACAGAGGGTATTCAACTGAAAAAGCTATTATGGAAGGCGAATTTAATGATATACATAATTGGAGCTATGAAAAAATTACGGATCTCACGAATGGAGGCGTTGGTATACATGTACAGGATTCGAAACAATTTAAAGAGGTATTTGAAATGGCGATAGCAGATGAATCTGAATCCTATGTATTGAACGTTGAAATAGATCCAGAAGATCAATCAATTCCAATGAAAAATATAATCCAAAAACTATGTAAAGATAATCTGTAATGCAATGGGAAGACCGAGAACATGGGCTGTATATTACACATTTAATGATAAGGGAATAATATATCATATATTTTGCACCAAAGACAGAAATCATGATAAGAGTGTAAGAAAATATAAATCTGGATTAACGAATTCCGAGGCAATTCTTCTAGTTAAAATAATGAAAAATAAGTATGGTATAGATTCTATAGATATAAATGAATCTATACCAGACAAACTTAAATATCTTAAACTACCACCCCGAGGTCATAAATCGAGGTTAACTACATCATGGAATAAAGGTATCAAGACCTCAAAATCTTATAAATCAGCATCAACTAAGGCTAACGACAGACTTAAATCTAAAAAGGAAATCTGGTTAAACAACACATTCATTAACAAATCTTGCATATTTTGTCATGAATCTGAAATATCATGTCTTAGATATTATCCAAAAGGAGGAACAATCATCAGAATAAATAATAATCTAGGTATAACTCAATCGAGGTGCGATTTAATTAAATTAATTGAGAATCAAGATGTCGTTTGCCTTAACTGCGAAAGTAAATTAAATATAGGGCTCGAATTAATTTGAAAAAAAGCTTTACTTTCCGTTAGAATTGTTATATAATATAGGTATAAGTTAATTATCGAGATAAATTATGTTGATAAATTTTACTAAGTCTGGAATAGAAATATCTCTCGAAAGGGATATTTCGGTATATGTTGCATATACAATATTGATTTTTGGTATGACTATAAAGAGTATTATTTCTTAAAAATCATAGATCAGGAGTTAAAATGAATACAGATAAAAGTTATACATTATTTACGCCTAAAGTACCAAAAAAGAAAAACAAGAATCAAGAAGATACTGAGAAAAGACATTTAAATGATGCCACCCCCGAAGAATGGGATAAGGTGACGAAATCAATGAAAAAATAATGGACGGTGAACTATGAAATCATTTTTAAATAAACGTGTTATTATATCGGGGGGATCTAGAGGTATAGGTCTCTCCATTGCTAAGAAACTATCATCACAAGGTGCTAAAGTAGCAATCCTAGCAAAAACTGCAAAATATCATCCATCTCTTCCTGGCACTATATACACCGCCGCAAAGGAGATAGAAGAGGCGGGTGGAGAAGTACTCCCTCTTGTTACCGATGTACGAAAGGAGGATGAGGTTCTTTCGGCGGTGGATGCTACTGTTGCCGCCTTTGGTGGCATTGATATTCTTATTAATAATGCGGGATATGTTAATCTTACCCCGACTATGAGAGTTGGAATGAAACAATTTGACTTAATGTTTGCAGTCAATGTGCGTGGTACATTTCTTCTTTCAAAGGCATGTGTACCCCATCTCAGGAACGGTGATAATCCTCATATTCTGAATATATGCCCTCCCCTAGATATGAAAGCTAAATGGTTTTCTGCTGCTCTACCATATTCGTTATCTAAATTTGGTATGTCCCAATGCGTTCTGGGTATGGCAGAAGAATTCAAAACTCTTGGTATTGGGGTAAATGGACTATGGCCTCATTCTCTTGTAGCAACCGCAGCAATTTCTAATGTGGTTGGGGGAATGACTTCTCTGAAACATTGTAGGAATGTGTCGATTATGGCGGATGCCGCAGAGGTGATTCTTTCTCGAGATTCAAAGAAATTTACCGGTGATTTTCACATTGATGATGTGCTTCTAAGATCAGAGGGAGTCAAGAACTTCAAGCGATATAGAATAGATGCAGAACAGGATCTATGGTCTGATTATTTCATTCCAGATGATACACCTCAGATTGAACCAATGGAATTTCCTGATATCCCACAGAATTACGGAAAAGTGGCACATAAAAACACTATGTCGTAAAATAAATGAAAATAAACCTTGACTTTATAAGTGAAGTATGAGATAATTATACTGTGGTTGGGGTTCTGACCACAGTTTTTGAATTTTGGAGTATATATATTATGAAAAAGAACAATCCGTATTGGCCAATGCCTTCTTTTCCGAAAAAGAACAGTCGAGATTGGAACAAAGTCTTAAAGAATCTGGATAAAGAGTTTCCAGAACCCGTAATGAATGAAGTGATCCAAATGCCGTATGATCCTGATGTTAGTTTAACCGATATTGAGGTTGCTGAAAATGAGTTGGATGTAGCCACCTTGTTGAACACCATTGACAAACCTAGACTTAAAAAGGTTGTAGAGGATAGATATTTGAACAGACTTACAATAAGAGAGGTTGCCGCTAGTTTTGATCTTTCCTATCAAAGAATTTGTCAATTGGAATGGAAAGCTCTTGCCATGATTCGTAAATCACAATTTTCTTGAAAATAAATGAAAATAGTTCTTGACTTTATATGTAGAGTATGAGATAATTATACTGTGGTTGGGGTTATTGAGTTTAATTTTTGGAGTATATTATGAGTGTTTTAGTTGAGTTTGTTTCTGAAAGAAAGGTTGTCAAGACATTAGACAACATAGAATCTACTAAATGGTTATTGGTTGAGTTGGCAGAAGTCTATAACTATTGGCAATTATCTAATTTTGAACCCTCTGTTCTATGGGATAATGTTGCTGATATCATGAAAGTAAGAGTTGACCCATTTCTCAGGTTATCAATAAGAATAAAGTCTGATAATAAGGTTGTCTATCGTAAGGTTGTTTGGAAAAACACCGTCAAATAAGGAGTATATTATGGAAATGCAATTGAAATTGGTTACACTTGAATCGAATACCAAACGCCGTTTGAATGATGTTACCCCAGATGAATGGGATAAGGTATATTCTGCACTCGCTGATAATAGAATGATAAAACAAAATCGTTCATTATTATCCACATCCTCTAAAACAAAAAAAGTTTTACATTAATTGAAAATAGTTCTTGACTTTCTATGTAGAGTATGAGATAATTATACTGTGGTTGGGGTTCTGACCACAGTTTTTGAATTTTAGAGAATATATATTATGAATAATTACGAAATACAAAATGAATTGAAAATGTTGATGAAGGATGCTACGGCAAATCATTATCGTCGAGTGTCTACCACCGATATGATTAAAAGAAATTTCATTGAACGATTACGGGTTTATAATCCAAAAGACGTTATTGATCTGGATGTATTTGAACAGAGTCTATATGAATTGGATTTAGATGATAATGAAGTATATGATGATACTATGGTAGATGATGTTGCTGATGTTTATCCTGATGTGTTATATGCTAAAAACAATTATAGAGAAGAAATGAGATGAAAAGATTACTTGTGATTATAGAGGTGTTGGTTACTAAATTAATAACTGTTACTGCGGTGATCGTATTACTCAGAGTAGCCTATGTCAACGAATTATACTTGATACTGTAGGAGATATATTATGATGATACCATTGGAAACTGTACTTAAAATTATTAAGACTGAACGAAAACAGAAGTGTAAATTCACCATTTCAGATGATATGCTTATGTCTGCATATGATAAGATAAAATGGATGGTGTCTGTGTTGCCTTCCCCTGTTTCGGATGAGGTGTTTATTGAAAATACTGAACAGCTTGCTCTAATTTGGATTAAACAAGAGATTGAGGAAGAAATTGAATTACGAAAAACTGAGGACATATTATGAGTTTATTTGACATTAATACTGGTATGATACACATGGATTTAGTTCCATTTAAAGAACCTCAAGAACGGGCTGGAGTGGAGGCGGTATATATCGACGATTCCCCATGTAAGACATGCCACAAGAAGGTTAATTGCATGGTTGAGTGTGACGATTTTGAGAAATACGTCGACCCCCTAAAATATGAACGTAAAATTAGGAGATATATTATTCGGAAAATGAAAAAATTAGCGAGGTTACAGAATGTCTAGACAAAAGGCGAAAATAAAGGCGAAATGGGCAACCGATGCCATTGAGCCTTCATTATCAGTTGAATATACACAGTCGGAACTTATAGGTGTTCTGAACTGGTATAATGTAATGACAGACTCCAAGACAATTGGTAAATATCTCAATACCTATCTCAAAGATATTAAATCCACAAAAGTATTGACACAGAGAGTATCACAACAAACAGCCGGTGCTATTGCTCGTCTGATTGCTCGTGGTCTCGGGGATGACAAACTCGAGAAATGGATGTCTGAATGGGTATCACGCCTAGATGAAAAAGTTGTTGCTCCACCCAAAAAAACTGTGTCTATTCGAGATCGTACTACCATTAAACTTAATGAGTATATCACGGGATTGGATAATGGATTTGAGAACTTCAGAGAGTCAAATTATAAAATGAAGTTCAATACCGAGAAATATTTAGCGGATTTGGATGTCAAGGCATCTTATGTTCAATCCCTTATTATGTGGGCATCAGAGGTTCGTAACGAATACGTTCTGTCTAAAACCGTTCCTGTTATGAAAGAGGGTTACTCAACCTATACTACTCAGCAGAAGAACAAGGTTATTAAGTTCTTTGATGGAATGATTGACTCACTTGAGAAGTATAGAGTGGCTGTGACACCAATCAGAAAGAAAAAGGTTGTGACTACCTCAAAACTCGTTACTAAATTAAAATATTTAAAATCATTTCCAGAACTTAAACTTAAATCTATTAATCCAGAAAAACTAATCGGATCGAAAGAGGTTTGGGTATATAATACTAAAACTAAGATGGTTGGGTATTATACATCTCTTGATGGAATGACCGTGACAGGAACAACTCTCAAGGGGTTTGATTTTTCAGAACAAAGACGATTAAGAAAACCAGAAGAACAGCTCAAGTTACTAACAGATTCAAGAAAGGGTCAATGGATCAAGAAATTCACTTCAATGGCTAAGACTGTTAAAACAAAAGGAAATGGTAGATTTAATGATGGATTAATCATCCTCAAGGTTTTCTAATAACTATATAAATAACTATATTACTATAATATAATGTTTATACATGGAAAATTATTTTGGAAAAAATGGGTTTATTTGGTTTGTGGGTGTTGTCGAAGACCGAATGGACCCAGAAAAACTCGGCCGAGTTAGGGTTCGCTGTCTAGGGCATCACTCCCCAGATAAAATAGACATACCGACGAATCATCTTTCGTGGTCAACTGTCATGGCACCCACAACAAATCCCAGCATGAACGGTCTTGGATCTACTCCACCGTTTCTAGTTGAGGGTTCTTGGGTTACTGGTTTCTTTGTTGATCAATTTAAGCAAGAATGTATTATTGTGGGTTCTCTTCCGGGATTTAATTTTCCATCAGACGAATCTACCAATAAAGACGGATTTAAAGACCCTAATGGTGTATATCCAAGATCTGGCACAGACCCAGAAGATACAAATAAGTTGGCGAGGGGAAGTCGTGCATTAACACACAATTCTCTTATAACAAGAAAGAACAACAAAATAACAGATATACCAAAAGCAACTAAACCACAGTTATCTACTGTGGAATCTATGCCCGAAGACAAAAGGGCAACTTGGGACGAATTAAATCCCAAATCAGACACTTTTTCCGTATACCCTTATAATCATGTTAACGAATCCGAATCAGGTCATGTACGTGAAGTAGACGATTCTCCAGGTGGAGAGCGTATAATGAATTACCATCGCACCGGAACATTTGATGAAATTCATCCAGACGGATCTAAAGTCACAAAGATTATTGGATCTGAATATGAAATAACCTTGAAAGATAGAAATGTATTAATAGAAGGTGCATGTAATATAACTATCTCCGGTGCTTGTAGGCAGCTTATCAAGGGTGATTATATCCTTGAGGTTGAGGGTAATTATACAGAGAAGATTCATAAAAATCATTATGTCAAAATTGGTGCTGGTGAATCTGGTGGTAACGAAGCATACGAAATACTCGGTAATAGAACTGGGAATATTTCAAGCAATGATAACATAAGAATAGCGCAAAATATAGAAGCTGTATGTAACGGTAATCATAATTATCAGTTAAATGGTGATTATTCCCAAACAACTATGAAAGATTATTCGTTAACTACCTCGGGAATATCTTCTATACAATCTACGAAAAATATATCGATAAATTCTGTAACAGAGGATTGTTCCATTAAGGCTGGAGGAAAAATGAATATTCGGTCTGATCAAAAACTTGATATGCATTCAGAAAGGGCAACTATAGACATTTCTGCGAATAATAAAATCGGCGCAATTAACTTAAACTAGGAGAACAATATGCCATGCGGAATTGATCTAGATTTTGATGCACTAAAAGCTAAAATAGCAGAGCTGAAAAAGTCTGCTATGGACGAAATTGAATCAACGGTTGCAGATGCAAAAGTTGCAGCAGAAGCTGCAATGGATAACTTTAAGGACATTCTGAGATCGATGATCCCAGAAATGCCAGAGGGGGATGATCTACCAGTCATTCCGATGCTTCCAGAGTTGTTAGTTTTAGTTGAAAGAGCTAGACAGATAATGGCTAACCCCACCGCCGAAGGACTTAAATTATTGGCACAATTAAAATCGGATTTCTCAGAAAAGTATGGGGATGCACTCACTAAAGCCGGATCAGACTTAGATGATTTAATTGACGGATTACTTGAGGGAATTGATCCTTGCTCATTGGTTCCTAATATAGTAACAGATTCCGCTGGTAATATCATTGAAAAAGTTAAAAAACCATTATATGCTAAAACCGATGCCCTTGCTGAAACTCTGTCAGTCGAATTACCTGAGATGAAAACCCTGAGAGAACAGATATCTTCGGCATTGGGTGAGACTGAAGTAAATTTAGAATTATCCAAAACCCTAGCAACCGATAGCCTAGACAAATTTGATTTATCAGAAGAAATTAAAAAAATGTCAGAAATGGTAAGCCCCGAATTATTCCATGAATCAGTTAAGAAAATGAATTCGATTGACGATGATATTAATAAATCATTAGAGGGATTAAGACCATCTCAATTATTAGCAAAACTTGAGGAAGTTAGAAAAAATGTATAACTATAAGATTCAAGTTATAAAGGTTGTTGATGGTGATACCATTGATGCTCACATTGATCTTGGGTTTGATGTCTCTATAAAAAACAGAATACGCCTATCTGGTATTGATGCACCAGAATCAAGAACTAGAAATCTAACAGAGAAAAAGTATGGTATTGAAGCCAAAGAAAAACTCAGAGAATTACTTACACATGAATCTGATGTTCTTACTGTTCAATCCCACGGATTAGGAAAGTATGGTAGAGTTCTCGGTACACTTTATGCAGGGGATAAAAATATCAATGAGACAATGATATCAGAGGGGTATGCAATTGGATATCAAGGTGACAGGAAAATAGATACCCCTGAGTTATTAAAAATGCTTGATGCGGTAAGATCATGCCAGCAGTAGCCAGAGGATCGGCAGTAGATACCGTAACTACTAATCACGGATGTACAGCTTCAACAACCACAGAAGGTAAATCCTCAAATGTAATTGTGAATGGTACTGGTGTACATAGGCAATCTGATAAAAACACTTCCCATACTTATTCACCTCCCGGCTGCCCGTCACACCAAACTACAATTTCTGCAGGATCCTCTACAGTATTTGCTAACGGTCTCGGTATTGCTAGAATAGGTGACTCATATAGCGGCGGTGAAGAGGTATCTTCCGGATCTTCTAATGTATTCGCAGGTAATTAATTATAATAATCATTATAAATAATAATATAATAACAAATCATTAATGATATGGCAATTCAGACATCAGCACACATAGATGCACAGGGAACCAATATATCGGATAAAACTATTCGAATATGGAAAGATCTCAATATGGGATTTTCTTCTCACCCTGTTACGGGTGACATTAATAGAGTCTATGATGTAGAATCAATTAAACGATCCGTGAAGAATCTCATTTTAACTAATTATGGTGAGAGACCATTTCAGCCTTGGATCGGTTCAAATATAAGAGGATTATTATTTGAGCAGATGGATCCATTAACTGTGTCTGCATTAAAAACACAAATAGAAATATTATTAAACAATTTTGAACCTAGAGTTGTATTAACATCATTAGAAATAAATGATCTCGATTCAAATTCTCTGAGAGTTACAATATATTTTACTATAATTAATTCAATATCTGGGGAAGTACATTCCCTTGACACTTTTCTAGATAGGATAAAATAATGGCAATTTCCACTACAGAACAGGATTTCTTTGATATAAAGAACAACCTCAAATCTTTCTTGGGAAATCAATCTCAATTCGCGGATTATGATTTTGATGGATCTGCAATGTCAACACTTCTTGATGTATTAGCATATAACACCCATTATAACGCCATTACAGCGTCAATGAGTGTAAATGAAATGTTTCTTGATACTGCACAGCTTCGACATAATGTAGTATCTCATGCTAAATCCTTGGGTTATACTCCTAGATCGGTTAGAAGTTCAAGGGGACTAATTAGTTTAACTGCAGATGTTAACAATAATCCCGATAAAATAACAATACCTCGAGGCACTTCATTCAATGGTCCTAATGGGTTAAAGTTCAACACTATATCTGATTATATTGCACCGGTTACTGGAACTTCAATTGCAATTTCGGATATTGCAGTATATGAAGGTAAATTTATATCTAACTCCTATACGGTTGGTAGTGGTAGACAAGTATACAGAATACCAAACAAATCGTGCGATATAACCTCCCTCAGAGTAAGGGTATATAAAGATTCAACCTCAGATGATTTTACAACATATATAGAATCTAAAACTTTAATTGGTCACGATAACACATCTTCTATATACTTCGTACAAGAGGGTATAGATGAAAATTTTGAAGTATATTTTGGTGATGATATTATTGGTAAAAAATTAGAAATCGGTAATGTTGTTGAGTTAGAATATTTGAAATCGACTGGGGATATTGCAAATGGTATTACCACAATGTCTGTTGGATCTTCTGTGACAAATCTTACAAACATAGCTCTTACCATGCCAGATAAAACTACTGGTGGCGCTGGTATCGAAACCATAGAATCTATAAAGAAAAATGCACCATATTTATATACTGCACAGAACAGAACTGTCACTATTAATGATTATAAATCTTTATTAAAGAATCATTTCTCTTTCATTGAAGACATGACTGTATGGGGTGGTGAAGATAATATACCACCAGAATATGGCAAAGTGTTTTTATCTGTAGATACTTCTGGTAATACCAATTTAACCAGCTTGGAAAAGGATTCTATACTCCAAGAACTTAATAAATTCAAACTATCCTCAATATTACCAGAATTTGTTAACCCAGATTATACTAATCTCGTTTTAAATATAAATTTTGCGTTCAATTCTTTATTGACATCTAAGACAGCGAACGAATTATCATCACTCATATCAAGTAAAATTATAGAATTTAATACCAAATTAGCAAGGTTTGGAACCTCATATTATAATTCCGATATAACAACACTTATTTTAGGTACAGATTCTAGTATTGTATCCGCCACAGTTAATCATACTGCAAACAAAAGTTTGGTACCATTAACCAATGTTACTAGTAAATATACTTTTAATTTCAATAACGCATTATATCATCCACATGATTATCATACAACTTCTAAGCTAAAGGGTGTCGTTTCCTCTGACGGGTTTAATATAACAGGTTCGTCTTATACACACTTTCTCGAAGATGATGGTGCTGGTAAAATTAAACTCTCATATGCTTCAAATGAAGGCGCTACAGTAATTGTAAATAATGAAATAGGAACTGTTAATTATACTACTGGTGAAATTATAATTTCAGAAGTATCGATATCCTCAGCAACACTTAAAATAAATGTGCATTTGGATTCATTTGATGTTATACCCCTCAGAAATGATATTATTACAATATCTGATACTGTTATAAGCGGTACGCAATTGACGGGTAAATTAGGAATTCAAACAACTGAAACTAACTACAAACCATCACCGGCTAGATTATAATGAATATAGAAAATCAATTTCCGGAATATATAAGAGAGCAATTCCCAGATTTTGTACGTTTTGTTGAATTGTATTTCGATTTTCTTAATTCAGCTGAAGTAATATACTCCGATGGGATTGGCAGTCTTGCAGTAGATGGTATTTTAACGGGGGATGTTTCTAGTACTACTACTAAAATTACCGGAATAGATCCTACTAATAATAGAATATTTGTGACAAAACAGAATTCACTTGTTATTGGAGAAATCCTGTCAGACGGGTCTGGTAATTCTTGTAAAATTATATCATATACTCCCAACCCATCTCAAACAATATCAGAACTGCTGAATTATAAGAATCTGGATGAAACTAGATCTACTTTATTTGAAAAGTATCGCTCGGATTTAATGGCAGTTATACCGAACCGATTGGAAAAATCTGTAGATATTCCCAACCTTATTAAAAACATAAAAAGTTTATATACACAAAAAGGAACTACCCAATCATACAAAACACTATTCTCTTTGATGTTCGATGAGTATGTCGAGATATATTATCCTGCGTATGATATGCTTGAATTATCTGCAGGAGAATGGAGCGGTAGATATTCTATAGAGGTTGATGTTGTTAGTGGTAATCCGCTCAATCTAGTGGGAGCAGATGTAACATTAACCGATCCTAACTTAGCAACATCTATCACACACGTATCTTACATCAGAAGATTATCATTCGCCAAATTTGAAATGCATTTCAAAGATCGAATTGAAGATGAATTTGCAGTAGACGGTACATCCGTTGTTGGTGTAGGATTTACTGGTGTAATACCTCCTTCAACTTCCATAGTATCTTATGAGGGGGAGTACAAGGATAACAAAGGGTTTGTGTCTGACTCAAATTATCTTCAAGATAAATATTATCAAAAATATTCATACGCCATTCGATCCAATGTAGTATCGAATGCATATAAATCAATTATTAAGGGCGCTCTCCACCCTGCTGGATTAATAGCATTCGATGAATTAGTTATAACTAATTCTCTGTCTGTATCAGACGCCTTGAGAGTAATTAAAGCTGAGTTCATTAAGAATTTCAATGAAGGCATTAGTACTGTGGATAATACTTTATTGTCTATATTTAAAGTATTGGGCGATCCCATTAATGTAGACGATTTATATTCTATGGGTATAAATAAAGATATATCCGACGATATCACATATGCATTTTCAGACAATTTAATATATGTTGAGAAAAACCCATATGCCACAGACTATTTTAATCAACCAAATACCTACACAGAACTAGGAATATAAATGAAAAATGAAGAAAATTTAAAAGTAACGGGTAAAGTTAATATACAGGTTATCAACTCTGGTAAAGTTATCAACTCTATTGATATCGATAATTTAGTAGTAACTACCGGAAGAAATTGGGTGGCTGGACGTATTGCTGGACTTACGAGTTCAACGGCACACATAGCAGTAGGAGATAATAATACTGGCACTCTAGGGGACGAGGCAATAGGTGATACTGCGCTTACCAATGAACTTGTCAGAGTTGCTGCAACGGGTTCTTCTTCTCTTAATACTGCAACATTTTCCGCAACTTATAATACCGGTGTCATTACTCAAGATCCCGGACTAATAAAGGAAGCTGGTATATTCGATGCATCGAGTGCTGGGGTTATGCTTTGTAGAACGACTTTCGATGTTGTTAATATAGGAATAAATGATTCTATGTCAGTCACATGGACTATAACAGTCTCTTAATATGTCTAATGCTAAAATAACACCTCAATTTCATTATTCGATCGCTAAATCGGTATTTGATGATATAGCGACGAATACAGGTCATTATAATTACTTTCTTTCTAATACAGTCCCCTGGGATGATATAGAGAATGTACCAGAATATGATGTTTCTCTTGGTTCCGACACGGATATTAGAGCTAACATGATATCAACGAAAAAGGTCACTATTGGTGATGTCGCATTTGTTGTTCCAGATAACCAATGGGAATCTGGTGTAGTATTTGATATGTATGATGATTTGGTAGATGTTAGCACAAAGAAATTTTATTGTATATCAGATAATAAAATTTATAAATGTCTTAACAATAACAACGGAGCTCCATCAACTAGTCAACCGGATAGAACCGAAGAGTTTCCATTTGATGGGGGCGATGGGTATATATGGAAATATATGGCAGATATACCGGCTGGGTTTATTAATAAATTTGCTGGATCGGGAATGATGCCTATAACAAGGCAGACATATAATCCTTATTATTCAGATCCTCCCGGCGGTTCTATAACACATGATATTTTAAATGAAAATATAAAGATATTAGATGGTGGGTCTGGTTATACTGATGTTACTTTAGTTATAGACGGGGACTGGCAAGACAACAATGGAACTGTTGCTACTGCTACTGCTACACTAGATGGTAGCGGATCTGTGACTGCCATTACTATTACTAATGCCGGATCTGGTTATACTTATGCCAATTTAACTCTAGTCAATAATGGCAACACCGGTAGTGGTGCTGTATTTGAAATTCATGTAGGAAATTATGCTAATCTAGATACAAATCAGGCAGCTGTTGAAGCTGCAGCTATTGATGGGTCTATCTCAACAATTGTTCTAGCAAATGGCGGATCTGGATATTCAAACGATAAAACCAATAACGAATCAAATGTACACGCAACAATTGACGGTGATGGAACCGGCGCTGTTGTTAAATTAAAGGTAGAAGACGGTGTTATAACAGAATGTTTAATTACTAATTATGGTTCCGGATATCATTACGCGACTATATCTATACAAGACACCGATAATCTGAGTGGCACTAATATTACGAATGCATCACTTCGAGTTATATTATCACCTCGAGGGGGACATGGTTATGATCTTCCTAGAGAATTAAAATCCACGACTTTGTGTTTATCTAATTCTTTGGACTCTGATTATAATCATGGTATCATAGTAAATAATGATTATAATCAAATAGGATTGATTAAAGGTATAGAACAATATGGTGTAGCATCTAGGTTTTTTGGTGCCGCTGGTTCAACTTGTTATTTAGTTAATACGCCGAGTATCACAAGTAGTGTGGAAATTAATGCAATATTGGAAATGGGTACAAAGACATTCAGAGTGATAAGCATCGATATTATTGATGGATTTAAAATTCTATTACAACCAATAAAACATAATACCGATCCCGTTGAAGGTGCCGTTTTAAAAGATGCGGCAGGTCAAACAGCACTTACGGTTACTTCAATAATAGAATCACCGACGATAAATAAACATTCTGGTGATATTATTTTGGCGGAAAATAGAATAACATTTTCAGTAACGGGAGATCTTGATTCTGGGAATCAGGGAGTCAAGTTTAAATCATTTATATCATTCTAATATAAATATAATATATACCTAAAAGAGAATTATTATGTCTTACAATTTTAATACAGATCCTTATTTTGATGACTATGATGAGTTAAAGGATTATTTGAGAATATTGTTTCGCCCAGGCACAGCTGTGCAAGCGAGAGAATTAACACAAATTCAAACAATACTACAGAATCAAGTTAATTCTATAGGGAAACATCTATTTAAAAATGGTTCTCCTGTTATTGATGGTAGACTTAATTATTCTCCTAGAACAGATTATGTTAAAATAGTAGCACCTGCAGCGGGGGTGGTATTATCTGACTATGAAGGGTTATTGCTGACTGCAGTCTCGGGTGTTACAGGAACAGTTGTTCATGCCGAGATAGCAGATTCGACTGATACGAATAATGTACTTTATGTTAGGTATATTTCATCCGGCACTTCTGGTGAAAAAACATTTCAAGCAAATGACACTCTAACGTCTAGTGGAGTTGACCTAACCGTGCAAGGAACTGATGCTACTGGTCTTGGTTCAATGCTATCTATAGCTAATGGTATATATTATATAGATGGATTTTTTGTTAAAGTAGTTCAGTCTAATCTTATATTAAATAGATACGATTCAATACCATCATTTACGTGTGGTATTGAATGGGATCATGACATAACAACCTCTGCTACGGATTTAACTCTAAATGATAATGCAACAGGTTCTCCAAATTATGCTGCTCCAGGTGCCCATAGATATTCAATATCTACGAATTTCGTAAAATATCCGCTGACCGTTAATTCCGAAGGGAATTTAACCAATACAGAATCTAAACCAAGATACCTAGAATTATATAGGGCTGAGGCTGGTGTTACTCGCTTAATGCAAGATACCCCTAATTATAGTACCATTGAACACGAACTAGCTAAACGAACATATGATGAATCCGGCGATTACGTTGTAAGGGATTTTAAATTAAATCTTCTCGAGGATCGTGACAACTTTGTAGAAACTTGGGTAGCGGAAAAAGATTATCTAATCGGTGATGTCATTAGAGAAGAGGTTGGCGGATTGACCCACACATATAAATGTGTAAAGTCTGGAACATCGGGATCAGATAAACCTACAGATGGTTCTGGAAATTCGGGATTCTTAACAACATTTTCAACTTTTACGGATGGCACTGTAACGTGGCAATTTGTTAAAAACGTTCATTTAAATTCTGGTGCATATCCTGCTATTCCTCCTGTTACAGACCCAGTTACATATGCTGGTCAAGAAGACAAATATATTGTAGAAATTTCAAATGGTATAGGTGTAGTAAAGGGATTTTCCCATACACAAACGGGAAAATTAAGATTAAAGAATGACAGAGCTCGAGATGTAGCAAGAGAAGATGGGTCTAGTATTGCTGTATCTACTCCAAAATACATATTGATCGATCTTCCGTCAACACTACCCTCGCAAATGGGTTCTGATTTTATCGACTTTGATATATACGACGAATTCAGTGTTAGTGCGGGGACTAATGTCGGTACTAAAATAGGAACTTGTAAAGCAAGGTGGATTGAAAGGGATAACGGCACATTGGGTGGTACCGAATATCGTGTTTATGTACACGATATGTCGATTGATTCTGGATACACTTTTTCTAAAAATGCTAAATGTTTATATATTGACAGTGCTAATACAATAGGATCGGTTAATTTCACTGGTAATATTGCTCAAGTTCACGATAGGTTAATGGGAGCGATAAACGGTACTATCGGATCAACCACTATTACAGGTATCGGTACAGATTTTATAGGAGATCTCAAGGAAGGGGATTATATAACTGCAGATCCATCTGAACCGCTTGAGAAGTATAAAATTACTAACATAACATCGAACGAATTAACGGTTGATGCCAACATAACTGCTGACATAACATCATCTATATTTTATGTCTTAAATTCTTACATAGCCAATAATGATAATACCGCAGTCTATAAATTACCCCATAACTTCATTAAAGATCTGAAGGAGGATGATGGAACTAGTTCTGATACCAAATATTTTATAACAAGAGAGTTGGGTGATACTAGCACAGGATCTAACGACTACCTAGAGATTTCCATTGCAATCCTAATACAATATTGGAACGGTGATGGGGAGTTCGCACCAATAACCCCACAAAATTTTACCGTGATTGAGACGAGCGGCAGTAATGCAGGAACTATAATAAGTCCGGCCACAATTGAGTTGACATCCCCTACTTCAATTAAGGTAATGAATTTGTCCACATATACACACTATACTGTATTCGGGACCATCGAAAGATCTAACGCTGTTCCAGCAACAAAAGAGTTGTCGGTAGAAACTTTTGATTTAACTACTTCAAACGATATTAATATATCAAAAATATTATTAGGTAAAGCAGATTGTACAAAATTATTATCAGTTAAAGTAGCCGAGAACTTTGGTACTATAGACTCAAATAATGAGGCCACTAAAGACATAACATCGCAATATAAATTAAATTCTGGGCAAACTAGTTTATATTATGGTATAGGATCGATTGAACGAAACACTACTTCGGATTTAACTGGATCTATTCGAGTATCTTTTGAATATAATACTCATTTCTTCACCGGTAATCCAGACTTTTTCTCTGTTGAATCATATGACAATTCAGCTGATTATACAAATATACAACCAAATCTCAGAGATTCGATTGATTTTAGACCAGTACAAAACGATAATGGCATTGGATTTAAAAATGTCAATTTTGGTATATTAAAATACGATAATCCTATTTCAGTAGATTATTCATATTATCTTCCGAGAATGGATGGAATTGTATTAACCCCCAAGAAAGAGATTAAAATTATTAAGGGTGAATCATCATTAACCCCCCAAATGCCGGCACTACCAGAGGGATCTATGTTATTATATACTCTAGGAAATGTGCCTTACGGTGGAGTCTTACCTTCTTCTGTTAAAGTTAAGCGGAAAAATAACCGTCGATATACTATGAAAGATATCGGTAAATTGGATAAACGGATTGATAATTTAGAATATTATACATCTTTAAATATGTTAGAAATGGAAACGTCTACAACAGAAGTAAAAGATGTTGATGGATTCAGTCTATTCAAAAATGGATTTATTGTTGATTCTTTTAATGATATGGGCGTAGGTGATTTAACTAATCCTGATTATAAGTGTTTTATAAACACCGGTATCGGAGAATTAACATCACCAATAATAGAATCTCATATTAAATTAAAAGAAGATGGAACAATATCTGAAAGGGATGTAAAGAACTATGTCGTAAATGATACTATAGTAACATTACCTTTTACGGAGATTGAATATGTTGGAAATTCTAATAGTTCTAGAGTATCAAATGTTAATCCATTCGCCGTAGTTTCGTTCATTGGTGTCGGAGAATTAACACCCGAATCTGATATATGGATTGATACTGAGACACTTCCTGTTATTAGAGATTCAAACTATTAAATTAAACGAGAATATCAATGGTCGCTAACGTAGAATCAAAATTACAATATGAAGTTACTGCAGAAGAATCAACTGCTGCATTAGTTCAAGCTGCAGAAGAATATAATGCCGCGAATCCGGACACTGCTGTTCCTATCGTATGGGAGACCTTGCGAGCGGGTATAGCATCAAATGACCCCGTTGTTATGGGTATTATTGGAATGGCAAATCATCATTCACTTGACAATGAAGCCGCGCAGAAGGAAAATGGTCTGAGTGTGGCAGTGTACGGTATAATGAATGAGGAACAACAAGGGAATGAAATATTATCACATGCCGCGAAATTTACACAATCGTTTACAGATGCATATAATACTGCAAATGGAACGGAATATGCAGTATCAACAAATGTCGAATTTGGCACCGAAGCTATTGCAGCACCGCATGACCCGTCTGGATCGACATTAACTTATCCCGTAATCAATAATTCAACGTGGACACATCCGGTGGACGAAAATTTTGATATATCCGGAGTTCCACCCGAAAATGTTATATGGGGAACTGGTCCTTCTGTTACAGAAACAGTTGCAACATATGTAACACAAAATGTTTCATATCAAGTCGCACATACTACATATGAAACGAGAGCTGAATATTCTGAAGAAAAAACATCAAAAATAACATCAAGTTTAATTCCGTATATGAGGGCGGCAACCCTAAAGTATGTAGTAACGGGATTAAAAAGAGATTCGGATTTTAATGTATTTGTTGATAAAATTAATTTATCGGGACACCTTACTCCAGCAACCGAATTAACTGTATCTGTAACATCTGGAACATTTGACGCAAAGAGTGTTGCTGGATCAGAGGATGCTGATATTCGAAAAGTTGATGGAAATAAGGTAACAGCATTAAATGTTGGGGATGTTATAAAACAGGACAGGGTTGTAGATGGTGTTACCGAGACTACAACAGCTGTTCTATTGGGTATAGAGAAAACTATAGGGTCAGACATTATACTATTTGTATCAAATGTTAAAGGTACTTTCGTCTCATCTGAAGATATTACGGGATCGATGGATTCATCTTCTACACCAACTGCAACTGCAACGATAACTACTGTAAACACACCTACTACAGCAAAATCATCTGCCTACGGTAATCTTTATGGATTATTAACAATTCCTAACGAGGGAAATAAAAAACTAATTGTCGGCGACAAAGAAATAATCTTTACAACATCTGGTATATCTGACCTATTTTCAGAATCCTTTGCCGTTGTTGATTTTACTTCAACTGGCACATTGATGTCCACCCAACCTAAAATCACCAGCATTAGAAATTGGGTTGAATATCCAGTCACTACATATTCAACAGAATCAAAAACAATACAAGTTCGAGGTGACGACAAAGTTGTCACTAAAGAGGGAGAACCAGTTGCAACTGGTGTAACTTCCGCAACAGCTCAATGGGTATGTCCAGTAGATCCTCTGTGTCAAACATTTTTCGTTGAAGATGAGACGGGTATATTTGTAACAGCTGTGGACTTATACTTCGGACAAAAAGATACATCTAATATTCCTATATACGTTTCAATAGTAGAAACGATTAATGGATATCCCGGACCCAATTCATTCCCATTATCAGAAGTTTACGTTGATGCTGAGGATGTTCAGGTAGATACAGAGAATACAACTACAATAGATTCTAGACCGTATGGGAATCCTACCCCAACTAATATAAAGTTTCGTGCTCCGGTTTACCTCGAGGGTGGTAAAGAATATGGTATATATATTAAATCGGATTCAGAAAAATATGTTGTATGGACATCATATATGGGTGAAGATGATTTAAGCGGTGGAGGTTCTATACAAACACAACCTCTCCTTGGATCTTTATTCAAATCTCAGAGTGCATCCGTTTGGACAACCGATCAATATGAAGATCTAACATTCAAACTATACAGAGCTGAGTTTGATACCGGTGTCGGTACTTTCGGACTTGTTAATGATGATATTCCAGAGAGTGATGTTTCTCATGTATTTGGTAGAACTAAAACTGGTTCATCATTAATTAGAATATCATTACCAAATAACGGACTTAATAATGGGGATTCCATTGAAATTTCTGGTCTTGAAGCTGGTACTTATGCTGTCGACCCAGCATTCAAAGGGGAATGGACTGCAATCTCTTATGTAGTTGGTGATGTGGTATTGCATAACGGATCAGCTTATATTTGTATTGCTAATGCTGCATCAGTTAATGAACCACCAGATACGGCGTTTTGGACATTGGTTAATAATTATGTTCAGGGTATTGATGCTACAGATATTAATGCTACACATATTGTATCTAATGTAGAGAATGATTTCTTTGTCATAGATCCTGGTGTACTTGCTGGAAGTTCGGAATATCTAATACAGAAATTTGGTCTTAAAATAACAAAGAATATTAAAATTGATGTTATAAAACCAGCATTCAAAGATAAAATTATACCTGGAACTAATCTCGAATACGAGTACAAGCACCACAGTGATGCATCACCTACAAAATTAGTAAATAGATTCAATAAATCTACTCCATCTACTATCTCAGTTCTTAATCCTGTCGGGGAAACTGCACAAGGGGCAAGTTCGTTAGAATTTACTGCAAAGTTATCAACCGAAGATGCAAGAGTATCACCAATAATTAACATTGCTGGTATTGATGCACTATGTTCTACAAATAGGATTAATTCACCAGATGTTGACGATATCAGTACGGATCTAGATGTATCGACATTTACATCAACCGCATTGACACAACCAACGCTCTCGTCTATAACAACTACTAATTCAACAACTACAACTGAATTTGGTAAATTCAAAATTGGAATGAACCTTCATATATATGATGGCACATCGAGTGGTACAGATCTTGGTAACTTTATCATAACAGATATATCTGATGATAAGACTACCGTGACAGTAGATTCTGAATTTACTATGACGGGAACAACCCTATACATAGTATATAATACTAGATATCTAGATGAAATAGCACCAATGGGTTCTACATCAGTTTCGAAGTATGTTTCAAGACCACTTCAATTTGTTAATATTTCAACGGGGTTTAAGCTATTCTTTACATATAACCAACCCTATAACACTAACATAGATTTTTATTACAGAACATCTAATTCTGGTGTTGAGGGAGTAAGCCACAAATCCTTAAAATATACAAAAATTGATAACATCGGAACAAAATCATCTAATAATAAGGGTGGATTTTTTGAGGGTAATACCACTGTAACTGGTGTAGATGATTATGATATCATTTCGGTTAAGATAGTTTTTAATTCTGCGGATTCTAACAAAACTCCTAGACTCAGAGATTTTAGAATTGTGGCAGTAGCATAATGAAGATCGAATCGAATCCGAACCTAGATAAAAATAAGTTCGGATTAATCGTTAATTCAAATAAAAATGATTACAATAAGTATATAGAAGATAAGAAAATTAGAATCAGAATGAATAAATTAGAATTAGATATAAATAGTATAAAAGATATGTTAACACAATTATTGAACAAGGAATCATAATGACTGAACTTTATCTCAGACAGGGAACTACTACAGTCCCTGCTAACTCAATCCCAAAGGATGATCCACTAACCAATGTAGAAGTTGATTCTAATTTCGTTAATCTCAATGATGAAGTAGTCGAGGCTTCGGAAGCAGCTGTTGCAATGTCAATAGCACTAGGAGGATAATATGGCAAATTCATTTAAAAATGCGGGTTTAACGGCACTGGTCGCAAACACAGCGGCACAGTTATACCTCTGCCCAGCGGATACACAATCTGTTATACATGCACTATACTTATCCAATGTAGATGGTGTATCCGGATCTACTGTTGATATAACAGTAGATGATGCATCAAACGCAAATGCCATCTACCACATTGGGAAACAAATTTCAGTGCCAGAAAACTCAACTCTTATATTAGACAAACCTATTAATCTAGAGGCTGGTGATAAACTCTTCGTGCAAGCGTCGAGTGATGGTGACATTGAGGCATTTTGTTCAATTCTAGAAATAACATAGAGGAATAACCTATGCCATTAACTAAAATAAAAAACCATTCATTTAATGATCCAGATCTAAGAGATATTTTAAATAATGGAATAGGTGTCGAAAAAGATCAATTAGTTATTAGAGGCGAAGGTGGGCTAATAGATGGTGTATTCACAGATGCAGACACTGGTATCGGTCCTGATAAATTATTGAAGACTAATGAAAATGGCAATTTGGATTTAGGATCTGATAGTGTCGTACAATGTGACCAAGTGAATATAGGAACAACGTCTATATGGAAGAGAACATATGGTGGCGTTCAATCAGGAATCCAGTTTAACTATACCTTGTATGCAAACCATATGTTTTCAAATATAGGAACTTCCTATAATCGATGGTCATCAACCTGTAATAATTTTGTACATGATTCTACATCGCACGACAATCATGGAGCTCTTGCAAGTGGCAATTCTAATTCTATAGATGCTATTGATTCGAGTAATATCACTCCAGGATCGGGTTATACTGATGGTATATATTATATAAATGTAACCGGTGGAACTGGTGGTAGAGTTAAGATTACAGTCGCCGGTGGGGTTGTAACATCAGTAAAGATCAATCGTGTGGGATATGGTTATACTGCTGGAACCTTGGGTACTGTATTAGAAACCTCGATACCAGGTGGGTCTGGGTTTGATGCTCCCTTTGCAATAACTGATTATGTCTATGTTGATTTTATGGACTCTGATACATGGTCTTTATCCAGCATAATTGGCACAAATATGCCAATTGTGATAGGTAATTTGAATCAATTTCCAAATAGAACTGCAGATATAAAAATATTAATTAATCAAGGATCCACTCCATATGTCCCATCTTTTGTGGAGCTTCTCTCAGCCACCAATTCAACTATTGTACCTATTAAATGGTTAAATGGAAATGTTCCAATTGGTACTGCGAGTAATTATGATTATCTTCAACTCAAAATTATTAATTGGGGTGATCATGCAGATGGATCAGAAGAAACGAACTCTGCTGTGCTTGGACAACTATCTAGTTATCGGTCATAGTCATGGATTTTGGAGATTCTAGTCAGAAGAAATCTGGATTTCTTTTAAGTTCGTACCCCAATGCTAACGATTGGATGTTTATTCCAACCGAGCCTTATGAGGCAGGTGGTATTACTTATGACTTATCTAATGCATTTCTCACTAATGCGGCCGGTCATGGGTCATTAAATTCTATATCGTATGGTAGGGATACATTTGTCTCCTCATTTAATTCGTCTAGTAATTACGGACTAATACTCCCAAACCCGATAACACATGGGGAAAATTCAACTGCTTGGGCGAACTTTTATCACTCAACATTTAAAAATGCTGATGCTAATACCAATAGAAGGTTCTCAAGTATATCTTATGATAACGGGATCTTTCTATCGTTACCCGAAAACGATATCTCAATGACTGGAGATGTAGCGATTTCAACAGATGGTCAGAGTTGGACCATTAAAGAAGGAGTATTACCTGCAGCAGTAGGAACTTGGATTGATCCAGTATATAATGAAGATGACTCAAGATGGGTTACGGCTATTAACGGACAAGGAACAAGTGCGAAAGTTGGTGCATACTCTGATGATAATGGCAATACTTGGACACCATTTACATTACCATATTATGCTCAGAAAATCTCTTACGGGGATGGAAAATTTGTATTTACATCTGGTTTGCACTATGTTCATTACTACAGTAATTCCGAAATAGGATCAACACTACCCACCACCAATTATTCATTTTTTTCTGGCAGCGGGGGAACGTATGTAAATGGGATTACTTATAACAAACATTCCCAATTCTTTTTAGCTTGCGGTGCTGCTTATTCATCTCCCAATCACAACGGATTTATATCTAAAAGTTTAGACGGAGTTACTTGGTCTACATTATTTGATGATTTAAATGGTATAGGTAATTCTGGTACCAATTCTAATAATCATTCAGTGTTTAACAATGTCATTGGATCTGATGATGGAAAGTTTATTGTGACTGGGAGGAAATATTCCGATGCCACTTGGCTAACTACAAACAAGTATCTTTATTCGAGCGATTATGGTGTCACATTTGAATGGGGAACTTTACCACAAAGTGTTTATCATTCTACCACTTCAAAGAACTTAACTTGGGGTTCACCTAATATATCTGGTTCTGTAATGCCAATCACAGAACCCGCTTATTATATATCAAGCGATGTAGATGCATCTCGGTCTATAACCGAATCAGGAAATATAACTTATACGATATCAACAACAAACGTTTCAGATAATACAACTCTTTATTGGAGTTTAGGTGGGGTCACATCATCAGATATTCATGAGGATTCTGATGGTTCTTTGGTTAACGGCGTTGTATCTGGTAGCTTTCAAATTATAGATAATGTGGGCAATGCCCCCGTATTTATTAAAATGCATCAAGATTATTCGACTGAGGGCAATGAGTCAATGACTTTTAATTTAAGAGTCGGATCTGCTGCAGGTTCTATTGTTGCATCTGATACTGTAACGATAGTAGATACTTCGGTGACATATGTACCACCACCAGTTAATTGGCCAGCATTGAAACATTGCACAATAGAACAATCTTCTGTTGAGGTTCATACACCATTAAATTCAACTGCATCAAATCTGGTTCCGTATAGTTTTACATTTAATGTTATAAATCCAAACCCCCCGAATGTTACCCAACATTATTTAGGTTCTGCAGATTTAGTGGTGAATCTAGAATATATTATAAAACCGAATTCCCCGGCTACCGATAGTGCCGGCACACCCAATTTCACAGTTAGTATTAATAAAAATTATGGTGGAAAAGCTGTTACTGTAACGGGAACTGGTATTGTGGGATTCGTCGATGAAGTTGAATTTACATGGAGAATTAAAGCTACAACAAATTCTGCGACTTCTGGTAATCCTAATGATTACACAGTCGATTTAAAATTAATTAGGGATCCGTATGTTTTAAGTATTGATCCTCCGCATGGATCTACGATAACCGTTGCGACCCCTATTAACATAAGTGGAGCAGAGCCAAATTCACCTTTTGTGACAGGGGATTTTAATAATACAACATTAACAAATCCATTAGGACAATTTGGGGAGTCTGTGAGTTATTTTGATAGTAACGGCCAATATACTTATGCTAACTATTATAAACCGTCCCCACCACACCCCTCAAACATTGGTCGTTATTGGCTCCAGAACTCGTCGAGCGGCGGTACCACATTTTATCACATCACAACGGACTAGCACATGCAAGATCTAATAACCAATCTAGAATTACCAGACGATATGTTGGACTCAATTCCGGATGTAAATAATAAACGTGGTTCGGTTAATATAATCCATCCAGAAGATATTATAGTACCAGAAAAATTAATACCAGATAACATATCAAGTGCAATGGAACAAATTGAACAAGAAGATTTTATTTTTCTTGTTAACCAAAACAGCCTAACGATGGAAGAGTAACGGAGAGAACATGGCATACATAGGAAAAACACAACGAAAAATAGGCGGAAATAATTTTCAATCCGAATATTTTTCTGGAGATGGTGCTACTACATCTTACCCAATGGGATTTACGGCTGTTAGTAACGCATCAATATTAGTAACAATCGATGGTGTAAAACAGCACACAACCGCTTATAATATATCAAGTAACGGAGATGATTTAATATTTGTAGAGGCTCCACCAACCACATCTGCGATTGAAGTATTATATTTCGGTGTAGAATCGATAGTAACCCCAATACCACCATCAAATTCTATAGGGATTAACGAATTATCCATTTCTCCAGCTCTGTTAACACAAGCACAAACTTTTATTGGGAAACAAAATATAGTAGTAGATTCTGGTTCTGGGAATAGTTTAGAATTAACCGGTGGACCATTACTAACAGATTCTACAGTAACCTCTACAAACTTTATTGGACCGGGCACAGGATTAACAGATTTAACCCTCTCCAATTTTTCCGATCATTTATCCCTTGAAGTGGTAGATCCAGCACTTCTTAATAGGGGTCAACTTCTAGAAGAAATAGCAGCGGATTCGGGTCAAGATCGTATTATAATATCTTTAGATGAAAGCGAAGATACGACAGTCAAAGTAACTACTGGCGTAGAGGGACAGGTCGGTGTAGCAGGCAATGCCACCAATGTTCCTGTTACATCAAGCGGATTGCAATACTTTTTTACATTCCCGACAGCACAATATAATGAGGGAAACCATGCAATCCCACAACCCAATTTAGTCGGGTTTACTAACTCATATGGGTCCAACCCCGTCAAGCATGCCACTATTAAAAGTGGATTCGATCCCAATGGCAATAAATTGGGTCTTCAAGAAATGGGAACAGGTGTAAAGTTAACTTGGTCAATCGTTCCAGACAATGTGTTGCTATCCAATTGGGAATCGTTAGCTAACACCGAAAAAACTGTAGATTTTGCCGATACTTCGAATGGTGTGGGATTCGATCCAACTGTAGATATTAGAGATTGTTTTGAGCAATTGAATACTATCAGCGGATTAAGTTTCTACGAAATAGATTATACTGATTCAAGAAGAACAGATGCCAATGATACGGATTTAGCACATATCAATATATATTGTTGTGATTTCAGCGTTGTTAATTCAACTGCATTAGCTCACGCATTTTTTCCAGGATATTCCGACTCATCAGACAATCATTTAACCTATAGAAAAAGAAAGGGTTGGGGATCGGACGAAGGTCCCAATACGGCGGATCTAGATCCCACTGGATCCGAAATAGCATTTAATTCAGCGGTTGATTTTTTTGAGGGTAATCAGAACCCCTCTGGTAATACCACAGCATATTCATTTAAAACCGTTTTTAAACATGAGCTTTGTCATGCACTCGGGTTAGCGCACACAAATGATACCGAAACAATTATGTTTCCGAGTGCTACTGTCGCAGTAGATGAAAAACCTTTATCTATAGGTGAGTTACAAGGACTTCAGACAATTTATGGTCTGCCAAAATCTGGAACATCTTCTTCTGTTTTTAGATCTAAAATAACAGACGAAAACGGTTCTAGTATTGTCGGTAGGGATGTTAAAGACGTTGTAACCATACAAAGAGATTTTGTTAGAATTGGTACTGCATACGATGACACTCAATTATTAGTTAAAGGTAAGGTAGGAATTAATACTTCTTTCCCTACATCAGAATTAGATGTTGGGGGAAAAATATCTACGGTAGAACTCTCAACTGTTAAACTCTCAACCGTCGAACCGATTAAAGAGACTGTTTACACGATTGTGCAAGCGGGATCAGGACCGACTTACATCAGTCCATTAAATGGTGGAGTACAAACTCTCACCGTAGCTGCGGCGGGTGCGATAGAGTTTGCGGATATGGTTGATGGTCAATCAATTATTTTAATGGTTACAGGTGCAAGTACTTACTCACTATCATGGTCTGTAACATGGGTTACACCAGTCGGAAATGTATTACCCACTCTGACAGATTCATCGACTCTAGTTATATGGAAAGTAGGATCGACATTATATGGAGCCTTTGTAGGTAGTTATGTATGAGTACATTAAGTAAAGCCCTTACTGCCGCCGCTGGCAATGTGGGTGGAGATGCCCAGAATGTAGAGGATGTGTTTTCTACCTATCTGTATGAGGGTAATGGCTTTTATCCATCTGGAGGCGGGCAAACTATTACCAACGGTATCGACTTTTCTGGCGAAGGTGGAATGGTTTGGATAAAGGCAAGAAGCACTGACTCTAGGCATGGTATTTATGATACGGAGCGTGGCATTAGTAAGATGATCGGCTCCGACAACACCAACCAAGAATACACAGATAATGCAATGGTTTCTGCTAATTCTGACGGTTTTACTCTTGGTGCAGAGTCTTCTGGCTGGATGAGAATTAACGTGAACGGAGAGGACTACACCTCATGGACATTCCGCAAAGCACCACGCTTTTTCGATGTGGTTACATGGACGGGGAGCGGAGCTCAACGAACCATTCCTCACAACTTAGGCGTTGTTCCAGGAATGATTATTGTTAAGCGCACGGATGCACAGACCAATTGGGCTGTGTACCACCGAAGCATTAGCAATTCTGAATATTTGATATTGGAGCAGTCAAATAATGCGCTGCCTGGAAGTCATTGGAATTCTACATCAGCAACGGATTCTGTATTCCATTTGGGTACGGATGGTGATGTAAATCGAGGGGGTGTTAATGCCCAGTACGTTGCCTACCTCTTCGCCCACGACCCCGACGGTGAGGATAATGATGGGATGATTGCTTGTGGGAGTTATACTGGCTTCACATCAGGTGATTTAGATGTCAATATAGGTTGGGAGCCTCAATATATCCTAATAAAGAACGCAACACAGTCGAGTAATTGGTTTATATGGGACAAGATGAGAGGGATTGTGTCAGGGTATGCAGATACCACTTTAGCAGCAGATACCTCCACCGCAGAGAATGCGACATCAGGAAGTTCTAATGCCCTAAGATTAACCGCTACTGGTTTTACAGCTCGACCCTCGCTAACTGCAGTAAGTGGTTCTGCTGGGGATAACATCATCTACATGGCGATTCGCGCCCCGATGATGAAAGAGCCTGAAGCTGGGACTGAGGTTTTTGCTGTACAGAAAGATGTCACAGTAGGTAGTCAAATATCTACAGGATTCTCATTAGATGCAACTCTCTCCAGTAATAGGTCTGGGCCAACATCTTCTTATTTCACAAGCCGACTCACAAACGGTGCATATCTAACGACACAGACAGCAGACGCAGAAAACGGGGGTAGTGCATATTGGCATTATGACCATAGTGATGGATTGTATAATACCGGTATTCATACATCAGATAATGTATGGTGGATGTTCAAACGCGCCAAAGGATTCTTCGATGTTGTGGCTTATACAGGAACAGGAGTTGCTCATACGGAAAATCATTCGCTTGGGGTTGTGCCTGAGATGATAATTGTGAAGAATAGAATCACTAATGGGTATAATTGGGGAGTTCTACATAAAGACTTACCAAATACTCATAATCTATTCCTGGATAGCAGCAATGCTGCTGGAGACAGTGGGTATCAATGGGATTACAGTGCAAATACAGAAACTGGTTTTTATATAGGCACATCTAATCAGGCTTATAATGATAGTGGTGGTAATACCTATATAACTTACTTATTCGCAACCCTCCCCGGCGTAAGCAAGGTTGGGAGTTATACGGGTACAGGTGACACTGCGGCTCAAACAATAGACTGTGGGTTTAGCTCAGGCGCTCGCATGGTCATCATAAAATGCTCCAGCCACGCAGGACAATGGTACATTTTTGATGTAGAGAGAGGCATCACCTCCACCACAAATGATGGTGTACTAATGTTAAATAATACAACTGCTGAAAGCCCAGAAAGTAGTGCCTTTGGTGCGGCTATTGACGCAATACAACCTGATAGTTCTGGTTTTAAGGTGCAATATTCTGACCTGAACCGTAAGGACGTTAACGTTAGTGGTAGAGAATACATATTTTTAGCAATAGCATAAGACAGGAGAATATCAATTATGCAATATAGAATCAGAAAAACCGGAGAAGTTAAGACTCAAGGAGAAATCCGAAAACTTCATTCAAACACATCATTTCCCAGAGTGTGGAATAAAGATACTTGCGATTTCGTTGGAATTGATCCGATATTAGAATCACCTAAGCCGGTAGTTACAAACCTACAAATGGTATTAGGAGATGGAGTAGAGCAAGACTCCCTTGGTAATTGGGTTTATAGATTCAAGGTCGTAAATAAATTCAAAAAGTATACTGACGAAGATGGAACAGTTCATACTAAAGCTCAACAAGAGGCGGCATTTCTTAAATCTGAAGAGGATCGTGCATTCGTCTCATTGAGATCGGAACGTAATCGTCTCCTAGTTGAAACAGATTTTCATGCTCTTACAGATGTAACAATAACTCCGGAAATGACAGAATATCGACAATCTCTAAGAGATCTTCCAAGTAATGTTGATATAAATAATATCATATATCCAGAGAAACCATAGAGAATTATAATGCCATATTTAGGTAAAGCTGAATTAAAAAATTCAAATATTAGACGATGGACCTCGACCGGATTTAACGAACCAGTTTCTACCATTGCACACAGTATATTAGGTTTCGTTCCATTTAACGAACCATCGACATTTATTACAATAAATGGTATTAAACAGCATGATACAGCTTTTAGTCTAACTACTAGCGGTATAGAATTTTCATCCCCACTTGATGTGGGGGATGAAGTTGAAGTAGTTTGTATTTTTGATGTTGGAGTACCAGTAACCACCGCTGATAATACTATTGGAATTTCTCAACTCGATGTAACTGAATTAGGGCATCCTAATTATGTATTAACTACCGATGGGGCGGGAAATTTAAGTTTCACTGCTAAATCGGAAGAAACGGCAGCTTCATTGGGTTTGGTCATAGGTACTGATGTGCAAGGTTATCATGCTGACCTGACAACACTAGCGACCAACGGTATTGGCATAGGGAATAATCAATTTATTCAACTGAATGGGTCGGCACAATTACCGGCAGTATCAGGTGCTAACTTAACTAATCTCCCCGTAGGTGATATGGGTGGAACGATGACAGATCATATCATACCAGATACGGATGATGTTTATGATATTGGTAGTTCCGCAAATAAAATAAGAGATCTGTATTTAAGTTCAAATTCTTTGCATATTGGTAGCCTTACTGTCTCTGAGAGTAGTGATAGACTAGTCTTACCTTTTTGCACGATGACTGCTCATATCATACCCAATCTAGATAATGGGTATGATATAGGTTCTGCAGAATATAAAATAAGAGATCTCTATGTATCGGAGAACTCTCTTTGGGTTGGTGATAATCATAAGATAACAACCTCTTCTGGTAAAAAGAAGACTAAAAAACGTAAGACCGGTAAGACTCCAAAAAAGATATACGATGCTTTAATTGGTGACGCCCCTAAACCATTTCTCACCGAAACAGCATTAAAGAATGCGTTCAAAGCAGAGATACACGATCCCCTTCCTACAGCTGATCCCACATTAGACCCAACTCATGCGAATTTCCATCCTCCTATGCATCATTGGTTACATTTTGCTATAACCAATGGAATGGGTGGGGCTGTCAATCCAGAAAATATATTTGATGATGATGAAGATTTTGAGGAAGAAGTCGGTGGGGGTTTAGTTCTATTGGCTACGGTTGATGCTTCTGACACTGCTGACGTTACAATTGATACGATATTCACTGCTACTTATAGTAAATATGTAATAGAGGCAACAGATGTGAGGGTAAGTAATAGTGGCGGTCAGAATATTATAGTAGAAAGGGAAATTGGTTCCGTATATGGGAATTATAACTATATCCAAAATGAACATCAGAACGGTACTTGGTCCAATAGAACTCCATATATAACGGCCCCTTTGAATTCTTCGTCTGGCCAGAGGGGGGCATCCTTTACTATGACGGTTTATGATCCCGCGAACGCTCTTTCAGTAAATACTGGCACTATGTTTGGGGCGGCTTATTCTGGGTTCGATTCTAGTGTACCTACAGTTATAAATAATTTTCTGATGAGTTTCGGACCAGCCGCTCTGACAGGAATAAGATTCAAGGCGTCAGGGGGTAATATGAGCGGTGTATTCAAAATTTATGGAGTAACAATATAATGACTAGATACCATTCGACAATAACAGGGGATGTTCCATATACAACGGAAGAAGAGTCAAAGCGCGATGCAGAAGAAGTATTATGGGCTGATGGTGCAGACGAGAGATCAATGGCAGAACTCAGAGAGCAACGCAACAGACTTCTAGCAGAAACAGATTGGACAGCAAACTCGGACGTAACCATGTCACCCGAGATGGCTGAGTACAGAAAATCACTGCGTGATTTGCCGGCAACTGTTGATATAAATAACATCATATATCCAGAGAAACCATAGAGAGCAACAATGGCATTAACAACAAAATCGGAATTATCTGAATATTGTCTTAGAAGACTCGGTAAACCAGTTGTCGATATTAATGTCGATATTGACCAAATCTCAGACAGAATAGATGATGCGCTTGAATATTTTAATCAATTTCATTATGATGGGATTGAAAGATTATATCTATCTCACACAATAACACAGGCTGACCTTGATCGTGCGGTGGGTGTTAATTCTGAAACGGCAACAGAAGATTCTGTTTCATCGGTTTGGACGAATCAAAATAATTGGATCCCTATACCAGATTCGGTTGTATCAATTGTTAATGTATATCATCCATCCACAGCATTCGGATCTAATTGGTATAATCAAGCAGCAATGATTGGAACTGGGTTAATTAGCCTAAACTCAAACCAATCTCTCGTTTCTATGGAAATGTTTAAAAACAAATTAGATCTATTGGATTCTATATTCAATGCTAGATCATCGTTGAGATTTAATCATTTATCTTCTAAACTGTACTTCGATGGAGATTGGGATGAAACTTTTAAAGTTGATGAGACTATAATTATCGAATGTTACAGAAAAACCGATCCCTCTGTAGCAGTAAGACTCTATAATGATATGTTCCTCAAGAGATATGCTACAGAACTTATTAAAAGACAATGGGGTCAAAACCTCCAGAAATTCAAAGGTATCGCAATGATTGGTGGTGTTGAAATTGATGCAGATACTATATATACTCAGGCACAAGAGGAAATTGAAAAACTTGAAGAGAAGATAATATCTACATATCAAGCTCCGCTTGATTTTATGATAGGTTAGGTATGTCTACTTCACCGTTTTTTAATCAGTCATATAAACCCGAATCTCGTCTCTATGAAGAAATAATTATAGAGCAGATTAAGGCGTTTGGTACCGATGTTTATTACCTCCCGAGGAAATTGGTCAAGGAGGATAAATTATTTGGAGAAGACATTTTATCCGAATTCAATGATGCATATGTCATTGAAATGTATTTTGAGAATGAATCAATAGGTGCAGGCGAGGCAGATGCTCTCTCAAAATTCGGATTAGAAATTCGAGATGAAGCTAAATTTCAAATCTCTAGACTTCGATTCGAACAACTTATATCACTTGATCAAAATCTTATAACAAATGCTCGTCCAAATGAGGGAGATTTAATATACTTTCCTTCCAAAACGAAGTTATTTGAAATTACTTTTGTTGAGGATGAAGATTTCGAAAGACTTCATAACATTCCAGTATTCACATTAACTTGTAAACTCTTTGAGTATTCAAATGAAGTTCTTGATACTGGCGTCGATGTAATAGATGCAATCGAAGATATTCACTCAACGAACTTAATCGATTTTTATGATATAGTGCTTGAAGATGGCACAGGAGAATTGGTATTTGAATTTGGTGGTAATATCATACAAGAAGAATATTCTATAGATGATATAGATAAAGGCTCTATCAATGATTGGCTCCAAAATGAGTCAGATGGAATAATAGATTTTACGGATTCTAATCCGTTTGGAGAAATATAATGCTGGGTGCTGATCCTTACTATCACGAAATACTGAAAAGAACTGTCATAGGTTTTGGTTCCATGTTCAATGAGATTTACCTGATTAGAAAGAATAAATCTGGTGACATTAAACAGAAAATGAAAATACCACTATCCTATGGTCCAAAGGAAAAATTTCTCACACGGTTGAGAGAGGATCCAAATCTTACTAAGTCGGTGGCGATATCTCTTCCACGAATAGGGTTTGAACTTGGTTCGTTTAGTTATGAACCAACAAGAAAACTTAATAAAATCAACACAATTAAAATTCCTAAATCCGGAAGTGATAAGGGAGTAAGCAAGCAATTTTCCCCTGTACCTTATAATGTGAGTTTTGAATTGTTTGTGATGGTAAAGAATTCGGATGATGGTATACAAATCATTGAGCAAATACTACCGACATTCTCTCCTTCATATACAATGACGATAAAAGATTCGTCAGAACTGAAAAATGTACAGGATGTACCTATTATACTTGATTCCGTAAGTTATGAGGATTCGTATGAGGGGGATTTTGCAACAAGAAGAGCTATAATATATACCCTAAGTTTTACCGCTTCTGTCCAATTATATGGTCCAGTTACATCAAGTGGTGTTATTAAGAAAGTTGATACCTCAATGTATGCTGATGTACCTGTTAATTCACCAAATAGAAAACAAACATATACGGTTGAACCAGATCCCGTAACATCCACCGAGAATGATGATTTTGGATTCACCGATTCTTGGAGTAATTGGGAAGATGCATAACAAGCTAAATCGTAAAAGGAAATAGAAATGGCATTAACAAAAGTAAAAAATTCAAACCTGCATGATGCGGATTTGGTTGCTCTGGCAGGTAATGATGGATCCGCTTTAACTGGCGTATCTGTAGCGCCCTCCAGCATTACAGGACTGACATCCACTGCGGATGAACTCAATATCCTTGACGGTGTTACAGCGTCAACGACAGAATTGAATTATGTTGATGGTGTGACATCACTGATTCAGGGTCAGTTAGATGCCAAACAAGCTAGTGATGCCGACTTAACAACTCTTGCAACCAATGGCATTGGAACATCAGCGAACCAGATTGTTCAGCTTGATGGTAATGCTAAGTTACCGGCAGTGGATGGGAGTGCGTTGACCAATTTGCCCGGTGGTGGACTGTATGCCTCAGTCGCTATTGTCGAAGAACGAGGCGCTGGTGGAGGTATGACCAGTGGAGCATGGAGGGTGCGCGACATTGATACCGAGGTCAGCGATAGTGACGGCATTGTGACAGTTGCATCTAGCCAATTTACGCTTCAAACAGGGGTATATACGCTGGAGTGGGTAACTACTGGACGCGGGATTCAAGAATGGTCATCACGATGTCAAAATATCACAGATAGTTCTATGGCTGGGCAAGGGATGAGTACGTTTGCCGTATCGGGTGGCACTGAAGCAACCACATCCTCATCAGTTTCATCGGGGGTTGTGACGGTAACGCTTACGGCACAAAAATCATTTGAAATACAGGCTTATTCTCGCTCAACTAATAATAGTTATGGTTATGGTAGTGACGCGGCATTTTACATTAGTGGACTTTCTACAGACATTCATACGAGAGTCGTAATTTACAAACATTCATAGGGTACAAACAACATGGATATTAACTTCTGCTTAGAATTTATGGGTCTTAGTCACAATGAGTATAGACTTTCATCAGGCGCACCCCCTCATACAATTGCGGATTGGCGCAGTGATGAGCGTCAACCAACATACCAAGAAATGGAAGTGGCGTGGATTGAGTTCACAAAGGTTAACGCATGGAAACAACTCAGAGAGCAACGCAACAGACTGTTGCAGTCATCAGACTTTTCACAACTACCAGACGCACCAGTTAACAGAGATGAGTGGGCAACCTACCGTCAAGCACTCAGGGATTTGCCAGCGAATACCAATGACGTTTTTAATCCTGTTTACCCTGAGAAACCGTAACATCTATAATGAAACTTGATGAAACATTCGGAATAGAACCACAGGTCTTGACAACCTACGAAAAGCAAGAGGTTGTCAAGTCTGATTCTATGGAAAAAGACATTAAGAATGATTATGACTATGCTCGAGAAAATTATTATAATTTAGTTGAGAATGGTAATGTCGCCCTCGAGGATCTAATAGAACTCGCTAAGCAGTCCGAGCATCCCCGAGCATATGAGGTTGTGGGTCAATTGATTAAGACACTAGGGGATACTACCTCTCACATCACCACGCTTCACGAAAAACAAATGAAGCTCAATGCCTCTAAACCAGAAAAGGTAACTAACAATAATCTCTTTGTGGGGTCGGCTACTGATCTCCTAGATTTGATTAAAAAGTGAGCGATCCATACCTAAATAACCCCTTTCTCACAAAGAGGTTAAGTACACA